ATCATCGTTGCGCGGTAGCATGCATCAGAAGCAGATTCTCAGAATGCTGTTGTCACGGGATTTTTGGCTGGCGAACCGGGATCGGCTGGTTCCCACCATGTTTCCGGGCGACATTGGAACCATTTACGAGACGATCTCTGAAGCCCACAAGAAATACGGGCATGACCTGACCATGGATGAGGTGCGGGCTCTGCACCGCATCCGCTATGCGACCATGACCCGTGCCACACGTAATCAGGTGGAAGAGATGATGACCGACATTGAGCTTTTGGAGCCAATGTCGGACGACGTGGCTATGGACGTGCTGGTGGGTCTGTGGCGGCAAGAGACGTTCCGTGAGATCGCGGACATTGCTGTGGGCGGAATGGAGGGCCGGGTAGATAGCCTGGAACCCATTGCCAAGATCATTGAGAGCCGCGCCGACAACTTCCTACCGTTGGACGAGGTGGAGGAGATTCCACCCGATCTGGACGAGCTTCTGGCCCTCAACGACGCCGCGCACACGTGGAAGATCAACATTGGCAGCGTGGCTGAAAGGCTTCCAGGCGTATCCGAGGGTGAGTTTGGTATCATCTTCGCTCGGCCTGAAGTGGGCAAGACCGCCTCCTATATCTCCTTGTCTCTGGCGCCGGGCGGATGGTGTTGGCAGGGCGCTAGGGTTCATGCGATCTGCAACGAGGAACCTGGACGTAAAACGCTCCTCCGCGCCGTGACGGCTGCCACGCAGAGGGACAAGGATTGGGTCAGGGAGAACCGAGATGAAGCCCGGAGGATTTGGTCCCGTGTCTCAAGTAACTTTAGGCTGGTTGACGCGCAGGGCATGACCCTAGCGAAGCTTGACACGTATGCGAGAAGGCATCGGCCGGATGTCCTGATTATTGACCAGTTGGATAAGATCGGGATTAACGGGACATACAACGGCAGCCATGAGAAATTCGGTGCGCTTTACATGGGCGCCCGAGATATCGCCAAGAAATACCGATGCTTTGTACTCGCCATATCACAGGCGAGCGCAGATGCGGAAGGCAAGTCGTACCTGGACTACTCTATGTTGGCGGGTAGTAAGACAGACAAGGCGGCTGAGGCCGACCTGATTATTGGCATCGGGAAGCGCCCGCAGCCTGACGGCTCAATGGAGGAGGACTTCACTCGGCCATGGACAATTAGCAAAAACAAAATCTCCGCGTGGCACGGCACAGTTTACACCGTGCTTGACCCAGCCACTTCCACGTATCGGGACTGAGTGGGAAAAGGTGGGGCGACACTACCAACCCATCATGACGTGAGGGGTAAAGTTACTTTATGCCGATTGTGGTCTTTGACGTTGAAAACACAACGTATGTGAGGCCGGATAAGACCATAGACATGAGCCCCTTCTGCCCGGGTAACAAGCTCGTTTCGGTAGGGTGGGGCTTTGTCGAGGGCGACCGCTACGTGCCCGGGGACTATGTGTTTTTCCACCACCGGGACATGACGCCTGAGCAGCGGTCTATGGTCCCCGAGAACCGGCGGCGGTTTCAGGACGTGCTTGATCGTGCCACTCTTCTGGTTGGTCACAATGTCAAGCATGACCTGAAATGGATCATCGAATCTGGCTTCACGTATGACGGCCCGGTTTACTGCACCATGGTTGGGGAATACCTGCTCCTCCGTGGGCAGAAGGGTCGGAGCCTGAAGCTGGAAGCTCTGGCAGAGCACTACGACGTGTTCCGCAAGAAGGCTGATCTGACGCGGCAATACTTGGACGATGGGGTGCAGTTTGATGCCATCCCAATGCACATAGTAGAGGAGTATGGCAGGGCAGACGTTCATTCATGTGCGGAGGTGTTCATCGCCCAGCGGGCGGAATACGAGACACCACGCTCGCGCGGGATGAAGGGTATCCGCGACACGGCGATGGAATACACGCGCGTTCTCACGGACATGGAGCGTGCGGGCATTCCCATTGATATGGCCGAGCTAGCCAGAGTCGAGCAGGCGTATCGAGATGAAAAGGCACAGTTGGAGCGCAGGCTTAGGGAGATCGTGCAGGAAGTCATGGGGGACCGCCCGTGTAACCTTGCCTCGCCCGAGCAACTGTCCTGGGTGATCTACTCGCGACGGCTGACCGATAAGAAGCAGTGGGCGAAGACGTTCAATTGCGGGACCGACTGGCGTGGTAAACGTTTGCGCCCGCCGAACATGACGACGCAAGAGTTCGCCACCAAGGTTCGGGGTTTGACCACGCCACTGCGGAAGCAAAAGGCCCTGCACTGCATTGAGTGCGATGGGGCCGGGAAGATTTACAAGCGGACCAAAAAGGGGGAGCTGTGGAAGAAGCCTACCAAGTGCAAAGCCTGTGATGGCGCGGGGGTGGTCTACGCGGACTTGAATGTGTGGGCCGGGTTTCGCTTGTCCCCGAGGGGCGTGGTGGATGTTCGGTCGGACGGTTTTGCGACTGACGCGCAGGCTTTGGTTCGGCTGCGCTACCAAGCCGAGAAGCGAGGGGACAAGCTTGCGGTCGAGTTTCTGACGGCCGTGCAACGGCTCAATGCGGTTGAAAGTTACCTTAGTTCGTTTGTAGGGGGTATCAAACGGTCGGTTTTGGCGAACGGAATTCTGCATCCGAATCTCAACCAGACTATTACCTCGACGCAAAGACTGTCTTCGACGGAGCCAAACTTCCAGAATCTTCCGCGCGGAAACAAGACACCGATCCGCCGTGTCGTGGTCAGTCGTTGGCGCGACCAGGGCGGCGAAATCATGGAAGCCGACTATTGTGTGGCCCCTGGCACACGGATTTTGACAGAGGATTTGCGATGGGTTGCAGCGAAGGATATCCGCCCTGGTCAGCTCCTCGTAGGTTTCGACGAAGAGTTCCGCAGCCTGCGGACGTGCCGTCTGCGACCGGCTGTTGTGGAAGCCGTCAAGTCACTTGAGAAGCCGTGTCTGCGAATCACCACCACCGAAGGTGTGCTGGTGTGCAGTGAGGACCATTATTGGGTCGCCAGACACCGCAATCGACAAGCGCGGTGGGTTCGTGCTGACCAACTTCGGGTCGGGGATTCGATCTGTCGGTATGTCCGGCCGTGGGATGAGGATACCTCCTATGACGGCGGGTGGATGGCGGGCCTTATGGACGGCGAAGGCCATGTATCAGGGACTAAGATCGGGATAGGGCAGAAGGCGACCGGAGATAACCTGTTCGTGCTGAAGCGGGCTGAGGCCATTCTTAGTCACCGAGGCTTCAACTACGGAACCCACAAGAACGGCAATGGGGTTGTGTGTCTGGAATTGAGCGGAGAGCAGTCCGGTATCCGCGCGGTTGGCATGTTCCGGCCCATTCGGTTGCTGGCGAAAAGCCGCCGTCTGTGGGAAGGCCGTCGAACCTACGGAAAGCGGACCGCGCGAGCCACCATCACCGCCATCGAGCGTATCGGGGTGCAGGAGGTTGTGGCCATCCAGACCAGCACCAAGACCTTCATCGCGGAGGGGTTTCTTAGCCACAACTGCGGCCTAGAATTCGTGACGGCTGGCGAGCTGGCGGACGATCCTGTGATCTTTCAGATGAAGCGGGACAAGATTGATCCGCACAAAAAGACCGCCACGATCATCTACCAGATACCGTATGAGGAGGTGAACAAGGACCAACGCCAGGACTCGAAACCGCACACCTTCGCACCGCTCTACGGCGCCACGGGCTCGCAGTATCCGGAGCACATACGCCGGTATTACGTCGAGTTCCCGGTGACGTATCCTGGGGTGGGAAGGTGGCACAAGCAGCTTCAGGATGAAGCAATCCGTAACAAGATGCTCGTGCTACCGGATGGGAAACAGTTTGCCTTTCCGTATGCACGACGACAGGCGAATGGTGGCTCAACCTTTGCGACGCAGATCAAAAACTGGCCGGTGCAGTATTTCGCGACTGGCAGCATCGTGCCTTTGGGCATCATTCGGCTATGGCATCTGTTTCGGAAACACAACCTGAAGTCACTAATCATTCTTACGGTTCACGATTCAGTTGTAGTGGACCGTCATCCGGATGAGCCGAGGGAGTTGATAGCACAACTTATGGCTGAAGCACTGCCTGGGGCTCGTGACGAGCTTCGCGTCCGCTACGGTTACAACATGCGGATGCCTCTGGATATCGAGATCAGCGCAGGCCGTAACTGGCTCGACAAAGAGGAGGTTCATGTGGACTAAAAAATTTTTAGCAACCCTCTTGAAAGAGCGCTAGCGAGTGACTATATATCGCGTCATGTTATGCGGTTAGGAGTATGTTCGTATGACTAACACGACCGCGCTAGTTATCCCTGACACCTTTGATGCTGATATCGCCCGACTGCTGGGGCAGAATGTCCGCGACGAAGCTGGCTTTCCTCGCCTGAGAATTAACCGTGACTATGTGATCGAGGTGGACGGCGAGGATAAGAGCGTCCCGCCGGGAACCTTCGCCATTTTCCATGAAGGAAAACATGCTTTCGCGAAGGCAATCCGGTTCCGGCCGTTCCTTCAGCGTTTCATCTGGCGCAAGTATGGTAAGAACGCTGATGGCAAGAACGCCTATCTGGCGAATACAATCTTTGTGCCGTCCCTTGTCGGCGTGGAACCGTTTGACGACACGGGTGGAGTCGCGTGCGGTAAGATTCGTGGCAAGGCTGGGCGTGATCCCAATCAACTGAGCCCCGAGCAGCGCGAAATCCAGAAGCAGGTCAAGGCTTACCGCTTCCTGTGGGGCACCGCCACGCTCGTTGATCCGGTGGACGTGGACGGGAATAAGGTTACTGTAACCGATGTGCCGGTCGAGCTTCGCATGTCCGGCAAAAACTTCCTCTTGTTCAGTGATGTGGATGACCGGATCGGGGCATCCCGCCGTCTGCTGCCGACTGTGGAGCTTTCGGCAAAGCTGAAGCGCGAGAAGAACGGGGATAATACCTACTACACGATTGATTGGACCTACGATCCAACAATCGTTCACCCGTTCCGGCCTGAAGATAGGACGACGCTTGACGGCTTCCTGGCTTATGTGAACCGGTGGAACGAGGGCGTCATGGAGAAGCACTACCGGGCGAGAGGCTTCAGCCCGAGCGGTGGCGCTGCACAGGTTAGCGAAACCGAGGCTGCTTCGATTCTCGGGGATGATTTCCCTGAGCCGGGTGAAGATGACGAGATGCCGTTCTGATGCACCCGGTTCTGCTGAAGGTTCAGGCGTTTCTCGATCAGGTGAACAGGGGGGAGGCGAAAATGCCTCCCCACGTTCTCGATCAGGCCGCCAAATCGTTCCGCCGTGCGCTGGAACGTCAGTTCAATTGGTCGCCACAGCGGGAATTCCGGCTTCGCATGTCGAATGTCGGGATGCCGGTATGCGCTCTGTGGCACGAGAAGCACGGCAGTCCGGCCGAGCCTGATCCGCCGTTCCACCGTGTCAAGATGATGATTGGTGACGCCGTGGAAATCATCGGCATAGCCATCATGGAGGCGGCAGGCGTCAACATCGTTGGCCGCAATGAGAATGCCGAGCTTGTTGTGCGCCTCGATAATGGCTCCGAACAGGTTATTCGTGGCCGAACGGACCTGACTGTGGACGAAAATGGAATAGGACGCAAGACCTACGACATCAAGTCCGCATCGGGGTTCACCTTCGAACACAAGTTTGCCAGCCCCTACGGATATGAAAATCTTCACAAGGACGACCCGTGGGGGTATATTGCGCAGGCGTTCGGTTACGACGAAGGGACGGGCACCCCCTTCGGCGGGTGGATCGCCATTAACAAGGAGAGCGGAGAGTGGGCAGTCCTAGAAGTTCCTGATACGGCACGAGAGCGTGACAAAGCGGCTGCTCTGGATCGCATTCGGGAGACGGTGAAGGCCGTTGGTCCGCCGGATGCGGAGTTCCCTGGGCGGAAGTTTGGACCGGAGCCCGAGACGTTCAGAGGGAAGCCTACCGGCCGCCTGATCCTGGGTCGGACCTGTAGCTATTGCCCTTACAAATGGTCTTGCTGGCCCGGTTTAAGTCACGAAAGACAACGTGACTCCCTTGCAAAGAGCCCCAAATGGGTTTACTATGTGCCTAGTAACGCCGTCACCAACGAGGGTAGCGATGGAGCCTGAGAAGCAATATCGCATCGAAATGTTCCGGACGCAGTTTGCCGAGTCCGAAGTGTTCCTGGTGAACGAGGCGGCTGCGAAAAAGGTGGCTCAGGATTTGGAGGTAGGTGCGCCGTTCCTGACGTTCACCGACTGCGATGGGAAGTTTTGGGCCATTCCCACGCGCACTATTGACGATGCCGTGAGCATCGAGGAGGTCGGGGAAGCTGAGATGGAGAGCCACGACCCGGCCGGGAGTAGTTGACTCCGCAGAGCGCCAAAGCCAAGGGCCGCCGGTTGCAGCAATACGTCAGGGATCGTCTTTTGGCAGCGTTCCCTGACCTGGCTCCGGACGATATTCGGTCAACCTCGATGGGGGCGGGCGGCGAAGATGTTCAACTATCTCCTGCTGCCCGCAAGCTCATCCCATTCTCTGTCGAGTGTAAGGCCCGCGCCCGGCTAAAGTCGCTTTACGATTGGCTGGCGCAGGCGAAGGCGCATGGAAAGGGGAAGCCGCTAGTGGTGGTCAAGCAGAACCACAGCAAACCGCTAGCGATTCTTGAGTTCGATACTTTGGTGGAGGTGTTGGCAAATGTCAGAGGTAACAAAGCCGGCCGCCCGCGCCGAGCTGAGGGCGCTTCTGGAAACCGGAGGAGCGGCGGGCGCAATCGTGTTCAAGGATCAGGGGGACACAATCGCGATGCAACTGTTCCTGTTCAAGAATGAGTCGAGTCCTAGTGACGTGGCTCAGGTAGCTATGGTGGCCGCTGGTCTTTACTCGATTGGTGCCAGCAAGACGGGGCAACAACTTGCTGACGCGGTTGATCCCGTGGTGATGACTGAGATGGTCAGTAAGATTGCGGAGGACTACACGCGGCAAGCGCCAAGCCTGGATGTGACCGCGCCGGTTGCGGGGAGGGAATGAGATGGCCGAGAGTGGTGTAACTATAATCCAGCAGGGTAGGGGGTATGATTGGGATGCACGCGAAATATCCTTGATACCGACGTATAACGGTGCAGTTAACTTTCTTTCTAGAAAAGGAGGTAGCACCGAGGCGTATATGACTTTTGCGCCAAACACTGTCCGCCGGATGGCGATTGGGCTTGCCAAGATCGCCGGTCTTAAAGTTATGGACACGGATGTAGAGGAACAAGTGAAGCCAAGCCGTCCGGTGACTGTGCATGTGGACGGGCTGCGGATTGAGATTACGCCAGTAAAGTAACTTTAGGGGGGGAAGGATGAAAGGGCCGATCATTCTGGATGCCGATGAAGTCCTCTACAATTGGACCGGAGGCTTTACCAAGTGGATGCTGAAGAGAAAGGGCATCGTCCAGGCTGGGGAGATTACCACTTGGAACCTGACGGATGCGTTTCCGACACTTTCCCGTGAAGAAATTCGGGAGCTAGTCGAGGAGTTCAACGGGCACATTGACTTTTTACATCTCGAACCGATCAAGGGTGCGGTCGAGGGAGTCAAGAGACTACGAGAGGCGTTCCCGGACAACTTGTTTCTGGTGGTGTCTGGCTACCTGCCGGTGAAGCGCGCAGAGTTTGCGGAGATCAATCGTCTTTTGAGAATCAAGGAAGATTTTGGCGACATGGTTGACGGTGTTATCAGCCTGCCGCTCGGTGGTGACAAGTGGAGGGTCTTTGTAGCAAATAAACCCGGTATCGTAATTGAGGATAATGTTCGGTATCTGACAGAGGCGCAGATGGCCGGACACCAGCCTGTCGCTTTCGATCAGCCGTGGAACCAAGCTTATACTTACCCACGGCTGCTTGGGTGGGACAACGTGGACAGTGTTATTCGTTACGTGGAGATGAACCATGCTTGATACTATTCTTCGGGAGATTCATGAGATCGCTGGTGATCTTGCGAAGGGCATGGTGACGCACGCCATTCCCGCGATGAAAGCGCGTAATATGACGCTCGACGATGCTGCTCTGTCGTTTGGTGTCCAGTATCAGGATACGAATACGGGGAAGTATTTCAAGGCTACCCTGACCTTCGAGCCGTCCAGTGAAGATGATGATATCGTTCCGGAGGGTGCGGACATCATTATGTCAGGCAAAGTCCAGCCTTTCCATTAAGGTTACTTGATGGCGAAATACGATCATGTAGGAGGGTGCCCTTGCGGACTGTATCGGGAGTGCCCGCCCGATTGCGAGTTGTATGGTGGTAAGACTATGGCCAGCGAGTCTGAAGTGAACCAGGGTTCTATCGTTTCCCCTTTGATTGTTGGAGGGGCTGTCCTTGGGCCGCCTGTGCAGCTTCCGACCATGCCCCCCGCTATCCCTGGCGAGGTGGTCAAAATCCACGAGCGGCTGTTCGAGATCAGTGATGCGTCCAAGGCCGAAATGGCGGCTGGCAGGGCCACCAAGGATGATTGGGGTAAGCTTCGGTTCGATCTGATCCCTCCGCTCCCCTTGGCCGATCTGGCGGCAATCTACACGATGGGGGCGGCGAAGTATTCGGACAATAATTGGCTCAACGGCATGAGTTGGCGACGTGTCCGGGCCGCTATCGAGCGTCACCTGAATGCCTTCGATAGTGGTGAAGACCTCGATCCAGAGTCCGGGCTTCCGCATGTCATGCACGCCGCCTGGGGGTGCTTTACCCTGGCGCAATACATGCGGACCCACAAGGATTGGGATGACCGCGTGGACTGGAAGACTGTGAGGAAGAAGGGGGATATGTAATGCCTAAGTTTGTGGGGTTCCCGAAGATCGCTCGTCTGCGGCGGGAGTGTGTGATTACCGAGAAGCTGGATGGAACCAACGCGGCTGTGCATATCGTGCAGGGGGAGCCGGATACCCCAAACTTCGTGGCTTGGGTGGATGGTTTCACTCTCTACGCTCAGTCCCGTAATCATTTCATTGTCCCGGGTAGCGATAATTACGGTTTTGCTGCATGGGTGCGGGACAATGCGTCAGAGTTGGTGAAGCTTGGTCCTGGCTGCCATTTCGGCGAGTGGTGGGGTAAGGGTATCCAGCGGGGCTACGGCCTCATGGAGCGCCGCTTTTCCCTCTTCAACACCGCCCGGTGGAAGCCCGAGAACACCCCCGCCTGCTGCCATGTGGTGCCCGTGCTCTACGCTGGCAAGTTCAGCACGGATGCAGTTGAGAGTGTGCTTGACGAGCTTCGAAAGAACGGCAGTTGGGCGGCTCCGGGCTTCAAGCGCCCCGAGGGTGTCGTGGTGTATCTGCCTGCGGCACGGCAACTGTTTAAAGTTACTTTAGAGCATGATGACGTGCCCAAGTCGGCGCTGAAGGAGGCTGCGTAATGGAGCGGGCCAACACCTACACCCGGGTTCCCAGGGATTGGATGAAGGCGGTCCAAGAGGCTCGCCTTGCTGGCTACGACACGCCGATTGAGTGGGCTCTGGCGGAGTTTGAGCAGGCGGTTGCCGCCAAGCTCAATCGGGAGCCACACATCGCCCGGCCGTTCGAGGCTGGTGACGATCTGGCGCGACTGCGGGCCATGCTCTGTGACGAAGAGGGTGGCGAGACGCGGGACGCCTGCATGAACGGCACCCTGCATGACGTAGCCAAGGAAACAACCGACATGGATTATGTGTCGGCAGGGACCAAGCTTGCCTACGGTATCCCGTGGTGGCCGACGTTCTGGCTCGTCCACGAGAACAACATGCAGAAGATCGGGCGAGCGACCGTCCGTGAGGACGGGAAGCTGGTCAAGGCGCCAGACCATCCGAAGATTGATCTGTCTTCTGTGCTGAAGGGAATGGAGTGAATATGAAGATTGAGGTGCGGGACTATGAGTTGAAGGAGCTGCTGCCCGGTAGTCGCATGGTTCTGATTTCCGAGTAACGCCACATTTTGCAGCCGATTTGCAAAGCGGATACTAGATCGCGTTTTTACCCTCTTGCAAACCGGGCAAAGAATGATTATAATAGGCGCCCAACCCGGGAGGGCTGGATCGGAAGGTTCAGCCCTCCTTTTCTATCGGAGGAGCTATGGCGACGCGCAGGATTGTCCTGCATTACACGGGGGCGGAGGTGGTTGTTTTGCCTGACCGTTCCACGGTTAAGGGGCCGCAATGCGAGCATGTGGCGGCGCGTGCTTTGATCGAGGATGGATGGGCGACGCCGGAGGATGAGCTTGTGTTCATGCGGAACGGCAAGGTCAGTTTGTCTGGCACCGTCCACGCCTTTGCTTCCACCGCCGTATCTGAGTCAAGTGGCAGTCCACGGCGGGTGCGATGGGCTCCACACCCTAATACCCATTTGGGGCCACTAATGGCCGCCTACTGCCGGGCATACGGTATCGTCACAGCGCCGGAGACTACGGAAGAGACTGTTTACTAGGGAGGCTTAACTTCAAGTAACATTATGCCTAAAGCACACCCGAGTTGCCGAAATCTACGGCGCCGTCACGACTATGACGGCGTGTCGCGCTTTGAATGGACAGACTAAGACTTTGAGGAACTGGTATGCGACCGATGGATACACTCCCCACTGATTACGCGCGCTTTATACATCAGTCGCGCTACGCCCGCTGGATTGAGTCTGAGGGCCGTCGGGAGACTTGGCCTGAGACGGTCAAGCGGTATTTTGACTATATGGAGCGCCACCTTAAGGAGAATAACGGATATATTCTTAAGCCTGAGCTTCGTCGCGAGCTTGAGATGGCGGTGCTCAATCTGGAAGTCATGCCATCCATGCGTGCGCTTATGACTGCTGGCCCGGCGCTCGATTGGAACAACGTCTGCGCCTACAACTGTTTCAGCGGTGAAACTGAATACATGACCAAAGAAGGTTTGAAGACCTTCAAAGAAACAGTTGGCACGCGACAAACTGTCCTGTGTGAAGATGGCGAGTGGCGGGAGGCGGAGATTCGCTCGTTCGGCCGCCAGCCCCTTAACCGAATCGAGTTCCGACCGGGCAAGCGGTCGCGGAGCAATCTGCGATATGTTGTCTACGCGACGCCAAATCACCGCTGGATTACGCAGCGGGGCACGGTGGATGATCTCCGGGTAGGCGATCTTGTGCCATTCAACCCGGCGCCCATTACGCCATTCGACGCGGAGGACTTTGCGCGGGGCTTCGGCTTCGGGGACGGAAGCACACAAGATGGATTCTCCCGTGTGCGACTGTGCGGTGATAAGGCGAGGCATTTGTCGGTATTACAGAAGGCAGGGCGGTGCAATGTAACCTATCCGCCGTCCGCCGGAGGCGATCCCTTTGTCATCTATGGTAAGGGGGTTCTTTGTGACTGGAAGGCATTGCCCCGCCGTCCGTCGTGGTGGTGGTTCCAAGGCTATCTAGCCGCCGATGGGCACAATCAAGAGCAGCAGCCTGGTGTTTCTACCCAAGACCCTGAGGCGGCGGAGTTCGTTCTGAAGAACGCGGCCTATGGTGGCTTCATGGCGACGGGACATAACCTACTTACTGCCCCGACTAATTTTGGGGCGCGTAGTGCGCCATTGCACCGGATTACTCTCCGGACGCGGGGAGAGTTTCGCGTGGTTTCCATTGAAGAGACTGGTCTAGAGGAGGAAGTATTTTGCGCCGTAGAGCCGGTGACGCAGAGTTTTACACTGGCGGGCGGTATCTTGACGCGGAACTGCTCCTACCTGCCGGTTGACCATCCATGGGCATTTGACGAAGCGATGTATGTTCTCATGAATGGAACCGGGGTCGGATACAGCGTTGAATCCCGCTACGTGGATCAGCTCCCGATGGTGCCCCGCAAGATCGTCCAGTCTGACGATGTGATTGTGGTGGAGGATTCCAAGGAAGGCTGGTGCTATGGGCTTCGCGCGCTGATCGAAGGGCTTTACGAGGGCCGTCAACGGCCTTGGAATCTCTCTTATGTGCGTCCGGCGGGCGCCAGACTGAAGACGTTTGGGGGCAGGGCGAGCGGGCCTGAGCCGCTGAACAAGCTGTTCGAGTTCACGGTGAAGCTGTTCAATGCTGCCCGAGGCCGGAAGCTCCGCACCATCGAGGCGCATGACCTCATGTGCAAGATCGCGGAGATCGTCGTGGTCGGCGGTGTCCGGCGCAGCGCCATGATTAGCCTGTCCGATCTGGACGATAAGCGGATGCAGGTCGCCAAGTCCGGCCAGTGGTGGGACATCCACCCGGAGCGGGCGCTGGCGAACAATTCCTACGTGCTCGAAGGACGGCCAGATATGTCCACCTTCCTGGGCGAGATGAAGGCGCTCTACGATTCCCATTCGGGCGAGCGGGGTATCTTCTCCCGAGCGGCGGCGATTAAGCAGGCGCTTAAGTATGGCCGACGTGATCCCAACTTTGAATTCGGGACTAACCCGTGCTCGGAGATTATCCTGCGTCCTTATCAATTCTGCGTTTCTGGGGACACGCCTCTTATCACCCGCAACGGGCTGTCGGACATCAAGGATTTGGTGGATACCGAGGTCGAAGTGTGGAATGGCAGGAGGTGGTCTAAGGTAACTGTCCGGAAGACTGGCACAGGACAGAAGTTGGTCAGGGTCCGGTTCTCTGACGGCTCCTATTTGGACTGCACGCCAGATCACAGGTTTTCCGTTAAGGATCGCTTTGGGAACTCTTTTAAGGAGGTTCAGGCGCAAGACCTGATGAAGTCCAAGTATGCCGTGCAGATCGAACCCACAACCGTTGTATCCGATACGGGTGTGAACGTCGCGGATGCATATGATCTGGGCGTAGCCTGTGGGGACGGTCATGTAGATGGGGACCGGGTTCATATTCATCTGTATGGGCCAAAGATCAGTTTGCCAGTTGCAGGCGTTCGCGGAACAGAGGCAATTCCGCCGGGTTATAATGTTCCGCGCGTTTCTGTGAAGACCAATATTTCTCCGGAGCGTCTTTGGAGACTACGAGCGGCAGACGGCTTCCGTGATCTTTTTAGCTGGGATCGAGCAAGCGTTCTGGCGTTCGTGGCGGGACTTGCTGACACAGACGGAAGTGAGACGGGCACGGGTGGAATTCGCATTTATCTGTCTCAGGAAAAGCGCGCTCGTATGCTGCAATTGCTTCTGACGAAAAACGGCATTCGGTCGTCCGTTTGCCTTTTGCAAAAATCGGGACGCGAGACTAACTATGGAGTTAGGAAGGAAGATTTGTGGTATCTACAAATCACGGATGCGCGGGAGCTTCCTTGCCATAGACTGGATACATCTAAGGGTCATGCTCCTCGGTTTAAGGGCCAATACCAGACCGTCAGATCGGTAGAGGAGCTTCCGGGGCTGCATGATACGTATTGTTTCAATGAGCCAGAGGAACACAAGGGTCTGTTTGCGAACGTCCTCACGTTCCAATGCAACCTGTCGGAAGTCGTTGTCCGACCGAATGACACTACGCACAGTTTGACCAAGAAGGTTAGGTATGCTACCATCCTAGGGACGTTCCAGGCGACCCTGACAAACTTCCGGTATCTGCGGCCGATCTGGAAGCAGAACACGGAAGAGGAGCGGCTGCTTGGTGTGTCTATGACCGGGATTATGGATTGCAACCTGACTAACGGTAGGACGAAGGGTTTGCCGGAGCTGCTGACGGTGTTGAGGCAGGTTGCTGTAGATACGAATGAAACGTATGCGCGTGCGCTTGGCATTCACCGTAGCGCGGCCATTACGTGCGTCAAGCCATCGGGCACCGTGTCGCAACTGGTGGATGCGGCGTCGGGTATTCATCCTCGGTATGCGCCGTTCTACATCCGCACGGTGCGCGCCGATAACAAAGACCCCATGACCCGGTTCCTGCGCGATCAGGGTGTTCCGGCGGAGCCGTGCGTGACGTTTCCGGACTCGGTTACGATTTTCTCGTTCCCTGTAAAGTCACCTTACGGGGCGCTGACGCGGAACGATCTTTCCGCCATCGAGCATCTGAACCTCTGGCTGACCTACCAGCGGTTTTGGTGCGAACACAAGCCCAGTGTGACGATCTACTACGGGGTGGATGAGTTCCCAGAGGTGCAGTCTTGGGTGTGGAAGCACTTGGATGAAGTCTCGGGTATTTCCTTCCTGCCTCGTGACGATCACGTTTACAAGCAGGCGCCGTATCAGCCGGTGTCTGAGAAGGAATTCCTTGCGGCGCAAGCTCGCAGCCCCGCAAGGATCGAGTGGGAGCGTTTGAGGGAATACGAAACCGAAGACACTACCACCGGAACCCAAGAGCTAGCTTGCTCTGCTTCTGGGGAAGGGTGCGAGTTGGTTGATATTGGTTAATGGAGGCAAACCATGCTGAACCTGAATGACATTCTTGCTGCCCGTGCGAAGACTGCGGGGGCCAGTCCGAAGGATGAGACGAAGGGCCTTCCGCCCACGCTGACCGATGACCTTGGCAACGCCACGGAGCAGTTGCTTGGCCACCGTCTCTCGCCAGCCAAGGATATTGACCCAATTAAGAAGAGTGAACTCGACCAGAAGATTATGGCTCTCATGGACAAAAGCCTACTGCTCGGCAAGCTTATGAAGCTGATGCCGGATACGCCCTGGGAACGCTCCATTGAAGCCATCAGCATCGCTGTGGAGAGGGGCAGCGAGGCCATCGGTCGCGACACGCCTGTAGTTGTCCATTTGATCCTGAGCTATCTGCGGCAGGCCGATCCGCTGTTGGTTGCGTCCTGTATCAATGGTGGTGTGGTCGTGTCGAAGATGTATCTTGACGCGACTGACAAGCTCGATGCGGCGCAGAAGCGCATCTCGGAGCTTGAAGCTGAGGTTGCCCGCCTGAAGGGTGAGGATAACGGGCTCCGTCAGGTCGCGTAAGGGGCAGGCTGACGCTGGCGGCTTCGGAGGGTTTCGTTCTTCGCTCCACCCGGAGCCGCCATTCTCGTGGGCTAAAGTTACTTTAGGAGGCTGGCGCACATGTGGGTTTGGCACTGCTTGGAGAGTGTTGAGTGATGGCTGACATTTTCCGGTTCCGTAAGCCCGCCTTCAAGGAAGGATTCTACGCTTTCTTTGACGGCGACATGGAGAATCCCTATCCGGAAAACCGATCCGACCGTGACTTTGTGGACCATCGGGAGTGGCAACACGGCTTTGATGTTGCCTATCTTTACAACCAAGCCGCCGTCGAGGAGGACGAGCGGCAGCGTAGCCGTTGTCGGTTCCATAGAGGTGCCAATATTCGCAACCGGGTGTGGCGGCGTGTGGTATGACTGAGATCGACTGCTTCGTCATCTACACGATCCCCAATTGCCAATGGTGCGACAAGGCAAAGCGTTTACTCGCAAACTCTGGGCATTCCTACGTCGAGGTGGATGCGTCGGGGAAAGAGGATCGTCGCCGGTTGCGGGAAAGGATGCCGTTTCCTGTGGAGAAGCTGACCGTCCCGCAAATCTGGCACGGGGATAAGCACATCGGCGGGTTCACCGCATTGGAGGCGTATCTGAAGAAGATGGGGGTTCCAACAGGAGCATGAGCCGTGGTTGACGTAAGCAGAAACCCGAACACTGTGGAGGTTTGAAGCTAAAGTTACATGACTAGTCGCGCGAGAAGGTGTGTCCTGAAGCATAAGGATACGGGCCTGTATGTGCGTGTCGGGTCGAGAGGGTGGAACCGCTCTTGGACTAATAACCTCCAAGATGCTCGTGTGTTCACCAACAAGTCCTGTGCCATGAATTCTATAGGTTCCAAAAAGCGACACGAGTTTGAGACTATCCCGGTCAAACTTTGCATTGTGGAGGAGTGGCAATGGCAGGGAGGAGACTGAAGCGGTGCGTGCTTCGGCACAAGGCTACCGGGCTCTATTTGCAGCACGGTGCTAAGATCAGACCGCAGGATGACCCAGACTTGACCGAAGATGTGCAAGCGGCACGCGTCTTCACCAACAAATCATGCGCATTGAATGCCTTGACGGATGAGGCAAAGGATGCATTCATTGTAGTTCCTGTAGGCATTGTGGTGCTGGCCCATGAGCGAGTATAAGATTCTTGTGCTGTTCGTGGTTTTGATCATGCTCGGTTACATGATGACCGGTGGAACACCATCACGTCTATGAGGGTAGGTTATGTGGATACTGTGCTGGTTCTTTCCGTGTAAGTGGTGATATGTGCATGGTCGCATATGGCATTGCGCACGGTGCAAAACCTGTAGCGTGGGGCATAGGTTGTGTGATTGGGGGTAAGTAATGGGGGAGGTGGTTCAGGCTGAGTTTCCCCGGTTTAGTCCGGAGGAGGTCAAGCAAATCCGCATCCTCGCGCACCAATACGTCGAGAATGGAAGCGAGGCGGATGTCGCGGTGGCAAATGCGGAGCAGAGGGTGATCGAGGCTCGTAAGAATCGGCTCGCAAGGGAGAGGCGCCACGCCGATCTGAATAGGCTACTGGCAGAGAAGGGTTACAAGCCGGGCGGTAACACGCTGAAGACGAGCACTTGGGTTCAGGTGGGCGGTGATGGTGAGGGAAGCTGATATTAAGGTTACTTTAGAGGACTACATGGGCACCGACCTCGCGGTGGTTGACGCTGCTCGTGTGTCTTTCGCCAAAAGGAGCCAGTGGGAATTCCTGCCGGGGGATGAAGCGGGGCGCAATATTGGTGTTGACCTGTCCGCCCAGGACAAGCGCCTGATGAAGTTCCTCGCGACCGGCATGGAGGCCAAGGAGAGAAAACAAATAGAGCGCGAGATTTTCCACGGAACATATGATCAGAAGCGTGCCCGGGAAATCATGCGGCGGCTTCAGGATTGTCAGATTCATTTTGCCCCGTTCGCGCACATCGTGGCGCGGTTCCATGTGAAGGCACCTCTGTGTGCGGCTCGGCAACTGTGGAAGTCGCATATCGGGCTCGCCAATCAGGACGAGAATATCGGGTGGTCTGAGGTCAGCAGGCGCTACGTGGATGAAGACCCGGAGTTTTACATCCCGAAGAAGTGGCGCAAGCGGGCACAGAGCAAGAAACAGGGTAGCTCTGACGAGCCGGTGACGCATTTCATGCTGACACCGGCAGGCATTACCCCGTGCTTCACTGTGAAGCCCTATGTTGCTGCTCGTTGGGCAGCACGGAGTGCCCTGGCGTTCTACCGCATGGCGCTGAACAGCGGAGTGGCGCCAGAGCAGGCGCGGATGTTTCTGCCGCAGAATATGATGACGGAGTGGATTTGGACAGGCTCGATCCTGGCGTTCTCTCGTATCTGCAAGCTGCGGCTGGACAGTCACGCGCAGGAAGAGAGCCGCGAGGTTGCGCGGCAGATTGATGAGCAACTAACGAAGGTGTTCCCGAATGCTTGGGGCGCACTCATGGGTAAGGAAGAGAAGGAGGAGTAAGATGGCTACTTGTCATAAGGCCCAGACTGAGGTGGCGGTGGAGGATCAGTTTAAGGATAAGATCGAGTTTCGCCAGACCGCTAAGGTTAAGACTGGCGACAGTGACAGTGACTCGATTGATGTGTGGCTCGACGATGACGGCAGCCTCATCCTCGAAGACGGTATGATTACTGTGGAGAAAGACTACATCCCCGCCTTCATCCATGCAGTCAAGATTGTGACGGGCGTTAAGTGATGGAGGGGGGCGGAACAGAGCTTTACGTCCCTAGCCCAGAGGTGGAGGCGCGCAACAAGCGCCTCCTCTCTCTCGGCATGGTCGCCATTGAGACGCTGAAGGCTGTGCTGGACAAGCTCGGTATTGACCGGAGTACCCTTCACACCGGAACAGATGTGGTTAACGCGGTTGAGGCTAAGGTTACTTTATACGAGACTGAGATCGCCAATCTGAAGGCGCGTTTAGGGGAGAGTGGTTGATGCTGGGTAGGATTAGCGAACTGATGCTGGGCGTTTTTTGCGTGCTTGGGGTGCTTGTTTTGTTCTCAGGTAGCTTACTTATCTGGATTCTGTGCCTCAGTGGTGCCTGTATTGGCGTTGCCCATACCTATCTCGACTGAGGGCGAAAGTCGTAATGACTACTATTGCTTGGGATGGAGCAACCCTAGCAGGCGATACGCAGGCGTCAGACGAGAGCGGGATTATCTACGTTCCCACCAAGCTTCGACGCCTGAGCGATGGACGACTACTTGGGGCTGCCGGACTGGCAGGAAGCTGCCGGGCGATGCTGGATTGGATCGAGGGCGGGTGTAAAGGCGCTCGCCCCAAGACCCAGGATGATGAGGACGATAGCGCGACAGTCCTCGAAATCCACCCGGATGGCTCGGTCTTCCGGCATGAAAGGGTCGGATCATTCCAACTGAAATCCGGACCAGCCGCCGTTGGATCAGGGGCTCCGTTTGCCATGGCCGCCATGCTCCTAGGCAAGACGGCTGTGGAAGCCGTTAGGGTGGCTATGGAGCTTGATCCCGATACAGGTGGGGAAATTACCACACTGAAATTGGAGCCGGTGTGTAGGGGAAAGACGACTAGAAGGAGGAGTTGATTATGACTGATGCGGAAATCGCTGCACTCAAGGGGGCGGCGCTAAAGGCGACGCCGGGAGGATGGCGCGCAGCGGGGCTGGATGTTTGGACTGACGGCCATCGTCGAGTGAACCTCACGACCGTCGCTGAACTCCATATCGCGCAGGTTTTCGATCATCACGGAGATGGGTTCGGCGGTCCCGCCGATGCCGCCTACATCGCCCTCGCTAATCCTGACGCTATTCTCTCGCTGATTGCCCGGCTCAAAGCAACAGAGTGGGATCGTGACTGGTATCGCCGTGCCTGCGAGGAGGCCGATGACATGGCCCCCGCCGCCACCGCCGCCGAGCGCGCCGCTATCGCCAAGACGAAGGAGGGCTGAACCATGACGCAGGCACGTGATAAGCTGACCGGGGCGCTCCGGGCACACTTCGAGGAGTGGTTCCGGCGCTCCGGCGTGGCCTTCTGGTCCGAATGGAACGCGCCGGACGCGTTGGCCCGCGCCGCCCTCGCTGTTCTGGAAGCGCACGCGGCGGTGGTGCCGAGGGAGCCGACGCGGGAGATGCTGCGGGCTATGTGCAAGCGACGCGGCATTGATGGTGACAAGGAGCCGACTAACATCCTGGACAACGCTGCGATCATCAGCATGGGCGAGAGCATAGCTGACTACCGCGCCATGCTCTCCGCCTCGCCATACAATAAGGAATCAAGTAATGGCTAAGAAGCCTCCCTTCCATGTCCGTGCCCGTTGTGGCCGTGTGGTCCTAGAGACTGACAGCACCTGTATCGAACTGTCCGCCGATCAGGTCATCAAACTTATTGGCGACTTGGTTAAGGGTGTGGAGCTAGCTTCGATGGCGGATGGGGCGTTGATAGGGGCCATGGCCACTAGGACGCAAACCCAAGAAAGAAAAAGGGAGCCGGATGACCGACTCCCCGTGCATTAAGATTTGCCGGATTGATCCTCAGACCGGGCTTTGTGTTGGGTGCTACAGAACCCGCGAGGAAATCGCTAGGTGGCCGACCTTGACGGAAACGGAACGGGCACTAACTAAGATTACCTTAGCCGCCCGCATACCTGATCATAGGTCTGATTATGCACAAGCACCTGCCGCAACGTCTCCTCCGTATCCTGCCGAGACGGCCGGATCACGTCGAAGGCGTAGCAGAGAGGGTTAGTCCCGGTAATAGGGCTGCAACCGGCGATCAAGCTCATCCCGAGACAGAGTGCCAGCAACGCGCTCTGTCTCTTTTCGTTTCTGGACAGCATTCAAAGCAGACTCCAATTGCTCAACCTCAAGTTCACGGCGACCTGCCCGCTTCACGGAAAAGAACAGGCCAAGTATTACGACTGCGGCGGCAGCATAAGCCGCCAACCGCAGCCGCACCCCCTGAAGTAATGACCAAAGAGCGGCAACCATTATGGAAAATCCTTCTCGGCCTGCTTAAACGCCTGTTCCGGGGCCATGCCGTCGAGTATGTAGTGCTCGGCCCGGCGACGCCGTTGAAGCCCCTTCAGAATCTTTCCCCCCGAGTAAATGAACCACTCAAGAGCCTCGCCAGCCCCCACGATGTCACCCGCCTTGTATCGCTTCAGGGCGGTAGAGGTGCTGAATGCGGGGATACCTATGTTGTACGCGAACGAGGTGAACACCTCGACGTGGAGCGGGGGAGCACTGGCAGGCAGATAGGTCTTAACGTCATCTCGGAACCGACGATACCAGTAATCAAATAAGACATCTGCCCGTGCCTGAGTGATCGGAGCGTCCGTCATCTTAACGGGCGTCCCATCTTCCCAAGAGGTATTACCCCATCCGATTGTCGGCACCCCTTTGGCGTCGCGGTAGGGACCAATCATCCCGTCCGGCAGCTTCTTTTGACACCCCTCGTAGTACTTGATGATCGTGGCGCCGACGCCGACAGGTTCCGGCCCCGGACCATGAGACGGCGAATCTAAAGTTACTTTAGTCTTGCCCCCGGAAAAGAGGGCAAGAATGGCATTTAGCAAATCAGTCAGCCACATAGCAAGACCCTAAAATGGTATGGCGGATTTAATCGGCTATGCCGGGATCAAGCTCGCTGATGAACGTCACAACCTGCATGGCCGCATCGAGCAGGAGAACGACCCGTTCATTATCAATGCCGTAGAGGAGAAGACCCAATGCGGCCAGGAACACTACCACACTCTGCACGCTCCTCCGACGTAGGCGCCGGAGGATGCTCATTGCTTCAGTAACCTTACTCATTCAGCTTCTCCCTTCGTATTTCGAGGGCGGCCATGACCCGGCTTTCCATTCGGTCGAGCGCCTGAATGATGCGCTGTTCCATCTTTTCTAGCTCCGCGCGGGTGGCGTAGGTCTGGGCCACCTCCACCTCTAGATCGTGGAGGGACTTCCTCAGATCATTGCACTCGGACACGAGAGAGTTGATCTTGTCTCGGAGAAGGTAGTAGGCACCCGACACAACCGGGATAGCGACCGCCTGAAGAAACGTTAGCCAATCCATCATTACCTCGCGGGAGCTTGCAGGAACGGTGGAGCATTACCCGTAGTCGGTATGTTCTGAGACGGACGCGGATTGAGCCACGTCCCAAGCATTGGATCAGCTTGCGGGTTCTGCCGCAGAGCAGCTAGAGCAGCACGCGCTAGCTCGTTTCTCTGTTGCAGAACGTAATCCACTTGCTGCCGCTTCTGTTCCGCGCTCAGGGTAGGGTGCATCTCAATGTGTCGAGCCGCATCCCCGAGCAGCCGGACAGCCTGAGCCGTCTCTTGAAGGTATGGGGCAAACCCGAGTGTCGCCATAATCTCTTCGCCGGTAGGACGCTCGCTCAGGTTCAACACCCGATACAGGTCTTCCGCCGTGGCGAAGCGAGCATGGGTTTGCTCGATCTGCCGGGCTCGACTACTCATTTCGAGCAACCTGTTAACCGCCTCACTGTTGCGGAGTGGTGTCGCCCGACGCTGCCCCCCGACGAACCAATCCAGTGGATTGAACGGGTTGGACTCATCCACCCTGCGTTCCGGACGGGGGCCGTATCGCGTTGCAGCACCCCGCATCCCCTCGTGGATGATCCCGATGGGGATTTGAGCGATGCCGGGCGAGAAATAGTTGATGAGGTAGTCAATATGGTAAGGGCTGACCTCGAAGCCTCGGCCGAGCGCCGTTTCGTCCCGGAAGCCTCGCGTCCATTGCTCGATCAGGCGGGACGTTTGCTTGGCTAGCTCAGAGGTTCGAATGTCCCCCTGAAAGTCAGGCAGCAACCCAGCCTGATCCCGTGGCACGATGGATCGCCCAAGCCAGTCCGCACCAGAGACCCCGAGTTGGTAGGGCACAGTTACCCACCAAGGTGTGTTGGCACCCGGCGTCGCCATGAAAAGCCCGTCAATGAAGGCTTCACCGGCACGTCGCATGTTGTTGGTGCGGAACCAGTCATAGAGGCCGTTCACGATGGTTCCCGGGGCGCCGTAATCGTATGCCTTGGGGAGCATGATGTAGTGCCCCACCTCGGGATACGGCCGAACCTGTCCATCCGAATGCTGGAACTCGGTCTGCTGACCGAATTTCCACGCCGCCCACTCACGCAGGAAGCGCGGATAATTGGCTAGCCGCTCTTCCGTCGTCCGGCCCGGAGGCACGGGGAAGAAGACATTCATCGCCTTCAGCGTGGACGGGATATCCTCATATTCCGGATGCCCGGCGTTGAGGACGTGCATAGCCAGGTCCGGCAGCGTCAGGCCAACAAGCGTGAGGGCAGCCGCCCTCTCGGGGTTGTTGTAGATAGTCCTGCCGAGCTTGTAGAACCCCTGAATCCCGGCGTTGAAGAAGTTGGTGTGCATCGAATACCGACGAAGGGCCTGATTGCTGCCCATCAGGCCAAAGTCGGTAGCGACCTCACGCCCAAGGAATGCCGCCCCGGGACCAGACAGACCGTGCCTCCGAGCTAGGATGTATTCGGCAAGACGGTGCGCGGACTCGATATTGTCCGCCATCTCCTGCCACCATTTCACCCCTCGCTGCGCGCCCTGGACCACGTAATTATCGTGGAGCGCGCGGAGAAACTTGGCATAGGCACGGTCAACCACATCGCCACTTTGCTGCACCCGAGCATCAAGGAGCGTCAAAGCATCACGAACGGCCTTGCCCTGGTTCGCATGGCCCATACCGTTACGGAATGCCTCGCGCACAAGCTCTTGGTTCGTGACGGCCTGACGGAAGCCCCGGATAGAGTCAATGACCGGCATCATCCGAAAGACGCTGTTGACCGGCGCAGTCTGAGCGTCACGGATAAAGTTGCGGAGAACGTAAGCCGGATTGAGTGTGATGAAGTTGTTTCGCATCCTCGAAAGGCCAACAATCATCCGCTCGATCCGACCAATCTCGATGGGGTTAAGTGACTTTAGCGAGTCAAGTAGCTCCGGATCAGTAACCCGCCACGTCTCCATCTTGCCGTTACGGAACACGATATCCGTGTCCCCGTTGACCCGCAGGTTCAGCATCCCAGCAAGCCGGATAAGCTGGTCCTGCGGAATCTGGTCAATCGGGGTGTTGATGCCCTCGCTCCGGAGCAGAGCCTCAAGACGCGGACGGTTCTGCGGAGAAAGCAGGTCCGCGACAATCTGCTGCGCCGGAATGTTGACACGAGTGGCTACCTCGCCCGGCCGGAATACGCCCGTGCGAGCGCCACGATCAATCGTGTCGTAGAGCGACAGCTTGGCAAGGTTACGGTCGGCAGCCGCGACGGCAGAATTCACGTAGTCAATGATACTCTGCCGCCAGTCCTGCACATTGCCCGTGCCACCCTCCATACGGGCACGGCCAGGAATGTTCGTGGTGCGGATAGGATCGGGATGACCGAAACCGGACGCCGCTCGATCCGCACGATAGAACGGGATGTATGTGTTAGGTATACCGCCAGGGTTCGCCAGATGCTCGCCCCAAATGCGGCGCACATCATCATCCGAAAGCAGGCCCGCATCACGCTGGTATTCTAGTAGCCCCCGCATGGCTTTGTTCCACTGCGGAAGCAGGTTGTTGAACCCGTTGCGCTCGCCCTCGGCAATGATGTCGTCAATCGCTCTAGAGGCTAGCTGACGTGCCGTATCCGGATCGAAACCAGCCTCAACGTAAACCTGCTGGTCATCAAAGATGGTCCGCATCGGGCTATGCCGCACATCGCGGATGAAGCGCGCACGGACAGCAGCCAGATACCAGAAGAAATTATCCAGTTGCCCTCGCTCATGGACAGGGCGCAGCACGTCCAAGATGGCGGGTGCATCTGTGCGTCGAAAGTCGGTTTCAGGCGTGCCAAGACGCGCCCCATACTGCGGCGGCCTAAGGCCCCCGTGAAACAGGATTTGGTTTGCTCGTTCCCAGGACGAAGCAAGGTTCCGGAACTGGAAATACGGAAGCTGCGCCGGGTCGGACAGCCACGGGCTCCTCTGAGCGGTCTCAGAAGCACGCACAAGGTCTTGAGGTTCGCTACCAACACCCCACACCCGTTGCTGGATTTCACTGATGCGCAGGAAGCGGTCAAAGGTCTGCTGCTGCACATGGCGAGCCCACTCGTCGAGTGACCGGGACTCTACCGCTCGCTCCCCGATTTTGCCCTCATTGAGCACCCCCACCTGCTCAGTCAGCGGTGCAGCCTGTGGCTGTCGGGATCGGGCGAACAGGGCAGAACCGGCAGCACCCGTAGCGCCACCAAGGGCACCGGCTGTTGCGATCTGACCAAGGGACAGACCCTCACGCTCCCCAGTGTTCACGTCCACGCTCTGCTGCATGGCTTCCATGCCAGCCGCAGCCGCAGCATCAACACCGGCACCAATGCCGATCTGACCGACACGGCCGATCCCTCTACCGAGCAGCCAAGAGGCTCCCCGGGCAATCGGACCCCCCAGGAAGTTTACAGGGTCAGGGACGGACTTGACGACGTTCTCAATCAGCCCAGGGACACCACGTCCCCCAGGCTGCCAGAAGTATGGAAGCTCCTCCCAAACTCGGCGGATTCGGGCCAGACGCGCCCGTTCCTCGGGCGTCATGTTGGCAGACTCAACAAGCTCATGAGCAGCCGATAGTGTGTTGGTATCGCGCCAAACGCGATTACCAATGAACCGATCCACAAGTTCCCCAGGCGTCGCATCGGGCATGTCGAAATACGCCCGAAGGTCTTCAATCAACTGCGGGTCAGTCTGAAGGTCTTCAAAGCGCCGACGCGGACGCGCCAGCATAGCGTCAGTCTGCGCCTGCGCCAGATCAGATGGGCGCCGAATGGCTGCATCCGCCAGGGCGTTAATGTCCGGCTGACGCTGCTCTTGGTTTAGCACCTGGTCTGCGAGTGCATTAATGTCGGCCATAAAGTAACCTTACCGCAGATTACGAATATGCTCTTGAACCGCTTCCTGCATCTCTTTCGGCAGTGACCGGAAATATCCGGTCGCGTCCTGACCACGACGCCGCATCTCAATGATCGTCCTGGCGTGGCGATCAACGGCGTCAGGCGTCACCGCCGTTTGTGCCGGTCGGATGCTGCCTCTGCGACGGCTACTAGGCTGCTCAGGGCCACGACGGCGATTGTCATTCTCTCCCTCAGAGCGCCCTTCATCCCTATCGGCGGGTGTAGGAGGTGGCGGGGAATTCTCTTCCGTCCGACCAGAGACAGGCGGGTTAGGAGCCGTTGGCGTTTGGTTACGAGGCTGCATAACCGGCCCCGCATTCGTCGGCAGATATTCGCGACTAAGAAGCCCAGCATCCACAAGCGCAGCAACGGCAGCCGCACCATGGTTGCCACGATACATGCCAAGGAAGTCACCAAGGCGTGCCGTGGCGTGGGCAAGCTTGCGCTGCACATCCGCGTATGCCGGATCGGAGCTAGGCAGATTGACCGTGACGCCGATAACCCGGCCCTGAGCGTCCGTCCGGGGGATCAGGGCAACGCGCCGGTTGTTACCAATCGGGATGCTGCCGACGCTCGCCATGGCATTCAGGGCGGCGTTAAAGTCGCCCGAATTCGGCTGCCACATCTGCCCACCACCACTACCACGGAGAGCGGCACGAGCGGCGGCAATACGCATCTCGGCTTCCGCCTTGTCGCCATAGGTGAGAACGCCAGACGTATCCTCGCCACCACTCTCGATAAACCGGCGGTAGCCTTCAGCGTTACGGAAGTTGACGCCAAGACGGGCGAGCTGCTCAGGCGTGAAGGGGCTGATCCTGACCGAGCCTGGTGTGGGAGCCGGGGGAGACGGAGGACCAGCAAGCACGGCCTGAAGCTCCGCATCCGTCATGCCACGGTTACGTGCCATGGTGCGACGCGCCTCTTCAGCAATGCCCACAGTCGGCTCACGGCCGAACAGAACATCGCCCGCACGCTGGAAGAAGCCTCGACCAGACTCCGGAGTGGAAATCTGATCCGTGGCAGTCTGAGGCACAACCTGAGCCATATCGCGCGGATCAGTAGGTGCGGGAGCACCAAGCCCAGGCGCGGAAGGAGAGACGGCCTGCCCTGCACCAGAAACCCCCGTGCCCGATGGGGAGGCGGGGTTGGGGGCAACACCAAGAGCGTCCGGAGTCTGACTGGCCGCCGCCGCAGGGTTGATGCCTCCACTCGCCCGGACACGCCCAGACATAATTGCTTCAGCCATGCCAGGAACGGATAGCAGCCCTTCAATTGTCGAAGCAGGCAGACCATGACCACTAATGGCCGCCAGGGCACCAGCCTGTTCACGCCGCCGACGTGCCTCGTTGATACGCTCTTCGCGGCGCTTAATTACGTCCCGAAGATCGGCCATGGCTTCACGAATGAGACGCTGACGGTCCTCTTCGCGCTTATCCCTGATCTTAGTAGCGCGCTCTGCGAACCCGCCGAGAAATGCACCAAAGAAGCCAGCCATTAGTTACTATCCTCTTCGTCCTTCCTCTTGCGGGGGACCATCAATCCTTCCATCTCTTTCGGCGGATTGTTCCGCATATCCCGCAGGCGCTTCTCAACAACGCGGTCAAGAGTGTCGCTACCACGCGGCTCGACACCAAGGTTCGGACGGATGCCTGCCTCACGAGCCATGCGGAGGATCATGGCCGTAAGCGGCTGAGAGAGGAGCAGCGCAACGTCCACCGTCCATTTGCCCTCCATAAAGCCGCCCTGAAGTATGGTCTGAACGATAGCCTTCACAGGAACGCCAATCTCTAGGAGGTTCAGCAATTCCTCCGCAGAACGCTCCCTGGTCAGGCTACGGATGAGCGCCTGAAAGGCTTCCTCGGGATCAACAAACTGCGGCGGACGCTCGAATGGATAAGTCCCCGGAGCCCTTGTCAACGACTGCCCCGGAATGGGAATCGTCTGGAATGGATCAAGCCCGCCCATATTCGGCATCGGTGGCATAGGCGGGGCTTGACGTGGCTGCGGAGAAGTCGTGTCGCTCATAAGGTTACTTTACCTCTGACCAAGAAGGGCTTCGGTGTATGGGTAGAGAGGATTACGCGCCAGAATGGCGGCCGCCGGATTGCTCGATTGACGCTGCCGCCTCTGTGGCGTTGGGTTAGGCGGTGGAGGGGCGTTGAGGCTGTTGTAGGTGGCCACAGAGCCACCACCACCCCCACCAGACTGGCCAGAAAGTGCCCGTGTAGCAGCCTTCAGGGCGGCATTACCAAGTTGGCTCAGAAGATTGCTACCGGACGCAGACCCGGACTTGGTGGCAGCCAAATTGCCCGCCCCACCCGAACCGAACACCACGGAGGGATCAGCGTAATAACCCTCGGGGATAATCCACTCTCCGGTGCCGAAGCTCGGATCACCCTTAAAGTCGGGAAGATTAGGGGCAACCCCGTCGGAGTCTCGGAAGGGGAGGGAGGAAAGATCGTCCCCGGTCCCGTCAAGCCATGCGTCCTTGGCGATGTAGTCCAGGTTACCAAGGTCAAAGCCGCCGTAGGTCCCCCACGTCCCTAGGAAACCCGTGTCATCCATTCCGGCAGCAACGTCGGAGGCGGCACCACCAAAGTCGGCTACCTCGGTCGTCCATCCACCGAACCAGTCGCCGCTAACGGTGTCCCACACGTCGTTGATGACGTTATCAAGCCACTCGAACATTCATGCCCCCATTAGAAACTGATATTGGAGAACAGTCCGGACAGAATGTCGGCAGCCCATGCACCAAGGCGTGCAGCGTTCTGCTGATCTGCCTGCCACTCAAGCGTCTGCCTCTGGAAGCTATTGAGTAGGGTGGCGTAGGCGAGCCCGTATGCACGGTTCTTCGCACTCTCCGACGATGTGAACAGAAGATCGGCCTCATCACGCCATTGCTGCCACAGAGCATTCAGCGACCAGTTGGACAGGTTTAGAGCGTTAATCGCATTGGTCTGGTTCGCCGCATTCTGCGCAGCCGTGTTCGCCATGTTGATCTGCCGACGCCATTGGGCATTGCTCTGATCAATCTGCGCCCGCATCTGAACGTTGAACATCTCGCGCTGCGTCTGAAGCGTGGCCCGGAACTGCTGCCACGCGTTTTCCTGGGCGGTGTTGAACTGCGCCATGGCGTTGGCCTGCGCAGCATTGAACTGGTTGATGGTGGCCGCCAAGTTCTCCATGAACATATCAACCTGCGTCTGGTTAGCCGCATTGAATTGCTTGGCGGCGTTGTCGGCGGCCTGATCCGAGAGCAGGGTGTTGAGACGAGATTGCTGGTTTACAAGGCGCGCCTGCTGTTCGTTAGTCAGGTTCGCCATGTTCACGTCGTGGTACTTCTGCGCGTTCAGCACCGCCGCCTGCTGACGGTTGTTGAGGTTCGCCATCTCGAACTGCGCGAAGATCGAGGCGTCGGCCTGGGCCACCGGGAGGGCGGATTCTATCGCCGCCTGGGTGATCGCCGCCCCCGCAATCGAGGAGGTGCCGAGGCCACGGCGGGCCATCTCCTCCTCCGCCCGGCGCATCGCCCCGGCCGCCCACGGCATATCGCCGGCAAGCAGTTTCTCAAGCTGGCCGGCAACGGTGGCGTTCTTGGACGGATCGGCAGTCTGCGCCTCGACCATCGACCGTGGATCGACCGTCCCCTGAGCCGCCTGCATCTCCGGCGTCTGGCCGTGGACCTTAGTCGCGTCGTAGGTGGCGGCGTCCACCTGACCGGGGCCGGCGGCCTGCACCGCCTCGGCCTGGGCGGCGTGCTTCGGCCCCGGGGTCTTGCTGGAAAGCTGATGATACTGTAGGATTTCCCCGGGCTTCTCCTGCATCAGCACCGGATTGACGACCGCGTTCGCCGGCAGCGTCGGGTTGGTGGCGTTCTGGAACACCTGGGCGACGCCCGCATTCGGCATACGGCCCTCACTCTGCCCCTGCGGGTAATAGTGGTCGGCCGCAGTAGTCAGGTTGTATTGACCCTGAGCGATGGCCTGCGCAACATCGGGGTTTTGTTGCAGGTAATAGTTCGGATCAACCGACTGACCGACGCCGGCTGGCTTGGCGTTCGGGTCGGTGAAGGCGTTGGTCCCGGACATTAAAGTAACCTTAGCTCAGACATAGGCGCAGTCGCATTGGAATCATCAAGACAGGTCAATCGCAGCCGCCGCGATGAACAGGTCATCCAACATGCCCTCGACCCCGAGGGCGGCGGCGAATTGCAGGGTGCGCGGGTGCTCGCGCTCGATCTCCTGGCCGTACTCCCACCACAGCTTCGTCGGCGCGTCGGCCTGCGCCATCATCGCGTCCACCGCGTCGAGCAGCGTGCCATCGCCGTGGGGTGTCTGCGCCATGATGGCCTTCGCCTTCCACAAGAGGACAGAGGCCGGCACCAGCGCGCGGCGGCGCTCCTCGACCTCCTCCGGGGTGGCGTCCGTGACGACCCACTGCATCACCCATTCGCCGTCCACCAGGGCCGGCGGCCCCTCGGTGACATTGTGTTCGATATCGACAGTCGGCGCATCGACCGGCGTGTAGGCGATGTAGCCAAACTCGCTCAGGTCCGCACCATTCGCGGGGATAGAGACATGCGGCAGGCGCGCGCGCATGTCGGAGAGCGTCAGGCCCCACTCGACGGGGGCGGCGTTTTCGAGGCGGGCGAAGAACATGCGGGATGGTCCTTAGTTAGCGTGTGCCTGGGATAGCAACGGGCCAGAAGGCGACGGCGCCGGTCCCCGTGATGTTATGAGAACTGCCCATGTGCAGGGTGGGGTCCGTGCCGCTAAGGGCATAGACGAAATACCCGCCACCGACAAAAGTCATCCGCGCCGATAGTGCCAAGTAGCGCCCGTCATCGCTAATCGCCGCGCGCGTCACATCCGAAACCTGGTTAAGCGAGGACTGCTTTATTTCGGTGTAAACGTCGCCGCTGCGTTCAAGAAAACGAATCGACTGAAACAAGAATCCGATCGGAACAACGATGAGGTATCGGCCATCAGGGGTGTATGTGATGCCGTTCACAAAGGATTCCCCCGTCGATTCGGCGATGCGGGTGAACGTGTCGTCGGGGTTGCGCCGGTAAATCCGGAGCGAGTTGCTCACGGTATTACCGGCGCTGCCCAGGCCGACGGCGAAGTGCACCCCGTCCGGGGACCACACGACCCGTCGGGAACCGGACCCGGCCGATTGCGACAGGTCGGGCAACCTGGTGAAGGTAGAGCCACTGCGCTTGTAGATCGCGACGCCCTGGGTCGCCTGATAGGCGACCGCCAGATACACCCCATCCGGGCTGAACGCGACATCGTGTGCGGTGGCGGTCGGCAGGGACGCCGGGTTGGGGAGCTTCGTGAAGGTGTCGCCGGTTCGGGCGTAGATCGAGAGGCGGGGGGAATTGGTGTGCGCGACGGCGAGGAACGCGTCATCCGGCGACCATGCTACGCCGTTGACCGTGCCGCCTGCCGGCGCTATGGCTGGCAACAGCAGCACGAAGCTGCTGCCTGACCGCTTGTAGATGCGGACCTCGCTCCCAACGGTCACCGCCAGATAGCGCCCGCTGTGACTCCACCGCACGTCATTCACCCCGGCGGTCGGCGCGTCCGGTATGGGCAGTGCGGTGAACACACCGTTGCTGTGAGAGAAAACGAACAGCCGCTGGGGATCACTGCCCACCGTCACGGATGCCGCGAAGTAGCGGGGGCCTTTCTTCTTCCCGCCGGCCATCAACAACGTCTCGACCAGCATCAGACGTTCTCCATCGCCCGCGTACCGCGCCACGTCGTGCCTTCATCGTCGGTGACGAACACCAGCACGTCCGTGCCGCTCGCGGTCAGTTCCGGCGCCACGCCGCCGTCCCACTTGACCGTCTCCGGCCACGTCTGGACGTAAGCGCCGCCGTTGGTCAGTTCCAACACGAAACCTGCGGCGAAGCCGGCGGGGGGCGGGTTGGTGAAGCTCCATGTGGTCGCGCCGACGCTGGTGGCGGTGACGTAGTTGCCCGCGGTGAGGTCGATGGCGACCGCACCACTGACATTGCCCTTGACAGCCACCGCGAGGGCGTAGTTGCTGAAGACCGACCGACCGCCGACGCTGAAGCCGCCGCTCACCGACAGGGCGCCGGAGGTAAGGGAGTTGGCGCCCGTCGTGTTGGTGATGCTGATGGCGCGGTCTGTCGTGGCGCCGCGAGCAGTGACGCTCTGTAGCGTGTCCGTCTCGGTGAAGGAAGGTGGCGCGGCCCAGGTGCCGTCGCCTCGCCAGAACGTCGCCGCGCTGGCGCCGTTCCCGCCGTCGAGGTGGGTGACGGATAGGTTGCCGGTGGCGTTGGTGAGGTCCAGGTAGTACGCACCGTGCTGCCCGTCCAGCAGGTCGGCATTGAGGTTGGTGACGGCCTCGGCGCTGTTGACGACGAGCGGCGGCCCCGAGGCAGCAGTGGAAACCAGTTGCGCGGCGGAAGCCGTGCCCCCGAGGGTAAGGTCACTTGAGAGGTAAAGGTTCCGGAACCGCACCGCAGCGGTGCCGAGGTCGATCATGGCACCGCTCTTGGGGGTAACGGCCTCGCCCGAGACGTTGATCTCCCCCGCCGGGCCAACAACGGTGATGCGGGCGCCTTCGGCCTGCGTGCCGTCGTGCTTGTGGCCAGTGAGGTTGTCGAACGCGGCCTCCAAGGCGTTGAATTCGGAGTTGAGGTGTGCAGACCGGATGACGTTATTCGTCACAATGTCGGCCGCAGACTGTCGGACGTAACCTGCCATGGCTTCCTACTTACGACCCGTATGCGTTACATCAACGGAAATAGACGTGAGGACAAATGGGGTGGAAATCGTGTAAGATACAAATTGGAACGACCCCGCGAACCCCGTCCCGACCAAGGGCACATCGAAGTAGGGGACCGGCTCCCCGCCGTACACCGCCACGTCGTAGAGCGTGTTGGGATCGTCGTAGAGAGCCGAGCCGTCCTCGGTGCTGGTCAGGCGATCATCACCCGGCTGCAAGACACCTGGACGCTCGTGGTCCAGCCGCAGCGCCACCCGCATTTCGTAGGCGCTGGTGGCACGGAGATAGACGCGGAGCCGGCGGAAAACCTTGCGGACGTGAGGATCGTCGAAAACCAAATGCGGAGTTTGATACACCGCATGGATCGGCAGCCCGTCGAAGCTGGTCCCGACATCCATGCGGAAGACGTGGCCCGAGCCGTTGCCGAAGACGATAAGCTCTGTGCCGGTGTCCGAATAGAAGCTGTCGGCCACGCGGACGGACATGCCGAGGAGTTCCCCCCACTCCCACCCGGCGCCCTCCTGCGACTGGACGAGCGTATCGTCGGACCCGAGGCGGAGGGTGCCGACAATGCCCTTCGCCGCCCCTGGGTCGCGGGTGGGGTGGTAGCCGAAGATGCGGACCTGCCCGCTGCCACGGATCGGCACCGCGACGAGGCGGGGGAAGTCACTCTCCAACTCGGCCGCGACCCGGCTGATGACCCGGGAAATACTCGACAGGTTGAAGTCGCCGATCCGGTCGGTGCCGGAGATGGTCCGCAGGCCGTCCGGCCCCCAGAAGACGACATCACCGCCGACTTCAACGATGGTGTCGGTGTGGATGCAACCCATGTTGTCGGTCACGGGACGGACGCTGAAGTTGTCCACGCTGTCACCCGTGATGCGGAGGATGCGGTTCTGGCAGAAGACAATCAGTTGGTCGCGCCAGGGCCGTAGGCCGGTGATCCGGTCGCCCACGTTGATCTCCCCCGCGCCCGATGCCGCGGTGTAGTCAGCATCGTCCGTCACCGCCGAGAAGGTGAGGATGTTGCCATGGGAGAACCACAGCCGGCGGGCGAAGGCGGCGATCATCTCCGCCCCCTGCGGGGCATCGGACAGCGACGTGTAGGTGGTGCCGTCGAATGTCGCCGGGCGGTTCTGGCCGTCGCAAAAGGCGATCTTCTCGACTCCGCTGAAGTTGTAGCGCGCGAAGCGGTAGATATTCGCGTCAGCGTGCGCCGTGTCGCCGTTGATCTTGGTCCAGGTGGTGCCGACGCCATAGTACACATCGGTGCCCCGGCAGGCGAGCACACCATTCCCGAACACCGCCACTCCGAGGATCGGGCCGTCGCCCGGCACCGGCTCGGCGGAGTATTTTGCAAACCCCCGGATGCGCCGGTAGCCACCCTCCAACGTGGGCTCGAAATTGACCATGCGGACGGCCGAGCCCGGCGCGTTGATCGCCTGTTCCAGCGCCCCCATCGATGTGATGAGCCCGCCGGCCAGATCAATCGGCTTCGTCTCGATCCGGTCAGGCATGTCAGCGCCACACCCGCATGGTCGAGCGCATGGTTTCGTTGCGGTTGATCGCGATGCGCCGCATGTCGCGAAGACCCTTCTCGAAATCCTGCTTCGTCAGAGCCGCCGCTTCGGGGTTGTCGCGGAAAAGGTGGCAGTAATAGACCGCGCCATCCACGATCACATACTTCCACTCCTCGGGCACGGTCGGGACATCGGTCGCGGCAACAAGCTCCGGCGGATTGGCGTAGTATTCGTAGGTGACTTGGTAGGGCTTATCCGGCACGGGGACGACGCCGAATTGGCCGGCGCGGTCGAGGAAGACGTGGGAGGGAAGGCCGCCCTCGTCGGCCGTCTTGCCCTCCTCCTTCGCCCACTGCTGCAAGAACTCGTCGTAGCCGATTGGCCGCAGCCACTTGGCGGGGCAGTTCAGGGCGGCGTCCCGGACCAGCCGGAACGACTCCATGTCCACGGAGCGGGTGCCGGGCGGGAGGGCGTAACGGAGCGTGCCCGGGGTCAGGGTGTCGGTCTGGACGACGTGGTTGAACGGCCACTCGACGCCATCCTTGTAGATGGCACGAAGCGCCGCGTTCACGGCGTCCTTGGTCTGCGCGTGGAAGCCCCGGGCGCTGGCAAAGGTGGTGCCGGTCAGTTCCACCTCGTTGAAGCGACGGAGGACCGTGTTCGTAATGTCGAGGAAGGTGTTAGCCATTAAAGTAACCTTACCGGCGCCAGACAAAAAAGGGGACTGCCCCGTCTTGGAAGACAGCCCCCCTAAAGTTACTTTAGTTAGTTATTACGCGCCGCCGCCACCGCCGCCGCCAGGAGCAGCCTTAGTGGCGTAGCGCACAACCCACACCGCATCCGGGCGGATGTAACCCCGACCGAACACATGCAGACCACGCACAACGTCGGCAAACGTATCCGGGGAGCGGAACTTCTCAGTCTTAAGAATCTGAGAAACCGTCGCCACCGCACTACGATGACCAAACAGAATGGTGCCGTAGTTGGTGCCGCCACCAGCCTGCGAGTCCGGACCCGTGCCACCCGCAGGCAGGTTGTTGGACTCATACGGCTCGAAACCACGAATGCGCCGGTTCGTCAGCTTGCCGTTATAAACCGGGCTCTCATCCGCGCCGGTCCAGCAAGCATCGAGGAACTTAGATTCCTCATCGCCAAGCTGCTCATAGAAAACCGGGTCAGCAACCATCCATCGGTTGTCGGCCGGGACGTTCGCCACGTCCATCAGCCGCTTGACGCGGCTCAGGATGCCCAGCGGCGTGAAGATGGTCGATCCATTCGGCGTGACACCGGTTGCGATCTGGACCGCAGAGACAGTCTCGGTCTGAGCAACCCAGGTCGATCCGATGTAGTTTGTCGTAGCCGCGTTGTCCGCCATGAAAGCAAGAACGTTGGCGTCAAACGCATCCTTCAGCTTATACGCCGCACGGTTGGAGGCCAGCTCCTCCCAATTGACGTGCGAGTGCGCAACCTCGATGTCGTCAACCTGAAACTGGAACTTGTTGGCCTGATCGACGGTCAGCGTAATGTCGTCGTCGCTCAGGGCCTGCGAAGAGAGAGTCTGACCACGCGCATAGGTCGAAACGGTGATATCCGGCTCCTTGATGATACGAACCGAGTCACCGTAATTCGCGATTTCACCGAAATAATCGGTATTGGTGATGTCCTCCACAACGGAGGTCTTGCGGAAAGCCTTAATGGCCTTCTGCGAGAAAATTACCGGGCTAAAATCACCATTCGGAAGGTTGCTATAGCTCTGCGCAGCAGGAAATGCCATCTTAGTTACCTCATTGCATGTCTAGTCGGGTGCATTCGCACACCGAGAAAACACACACAGAGGCGTCAGAGGCTTCCTTATTGCCGGGTTGCCGGAATACCGGGGCCGGATAAGAAAGGTAGTCCTAGCTCAAACGTGTGTTTGAAACGAAAGCGGCGGGGCTAAGGTTACTTGGCCAGCCCCGCCAAAAGGAGTGTCGGCGGGTACGCTAACATTATATGCAATTTCCGAAAAAAGTCAATTACAAAGTAGTTTCCGCCGTAAAATTTCCTGTTTACGCCGCCGCGCCTGACACGTCGTAGATCAGACGGCCCTCACGACGGGCGGCCTCAATCTCCTTCTCAAACTTATCCCACTCATACGGGCGGAGCCGACGAATCTCAGACTCCCGCCAGACCTTCTTACCGGCGGTACCGTTCGGGTCAGGCACCGTGCGAGCGGAAGGAACGTTCACCGCCTGTGCGGCTGCCTCTGCCTCCTCCTTGCGGGGACGGCCAGGACCACGCTTCTGCTGACCCCATCCAGTCTGGCTCTTGAAGAGGTCAATCGCCGCAGCGCAGTCTTCCCAATTCGGGCTGCGGTAGAGCGCCGCCTGAATAAGAGGCGATTGCTTCTGCGCCCATGCATGGAACTCCGCAGACTCACGGAGTTTGTCGAGGTCCGGATGACGCTCACGGAGTCGGGCTTCGGCTTCACGCCGAGCGGCTTCCTTCGCACGCTTCTCCGCTTCCTGAAGACGCATCTCAATCGCCTTGGCCCGCTCATCCGCCTTGCGCATGGCAATAGCCTCAACGATCTTCGCAACGTCCGGATACTGCTCCGCCCACCGCTTCACGTCCTCCTCAGAGGTCGGAAGCTGAAGCGCCTTTTCCGACGCCTCGCGAAGCTGCGCCTCAAGCTGCGCGATCTTCTCATTGAACTCGCGCTCCTTGACCGCCATGTGACGGCGAAGGTCGCCGTAACGCTTCTTCCAAAGCGAGTCTTCGCCCGGCTGCGCAGGCTCCGTAAGGTTGGGGTCAGTCTCCACCTCTTCCGGCGTAGGCTCAACCTGCCCCGGAGCCATGGTCTGCTTCGCCTGACGCTGGCGCTCTAGCGCCTCGATTTCGGAATTGTCGTCAAGATTGCGGCGATGCATCCCACGATACGGCATGGGCTCAAGAACTGCCGTCGTGTCAGAATCAGTCTGTTCAGCAACGATCCTCGTAGGCTCTTTTACAGCAACAGTCACAGTCAACACTCTTCAGTTGGGGGCCTCATATAGAGGGTGGCCCTAAAGTTATCTTAGTTTCCGGCGGCAAATGTTGGGTCGGGTGCGTGGGGGTCAAAATATGGCTCTGCCCGATACGTCCCGACGCCACTCATAAGACCGCCACCAAGCGGAACATAGCTAAACGCCTGACCTTCCGGCACAACCGACGAAGGATCGGTGTCCGGAGTGGTCCATCCGCTGTGAAACTGCCCCGCTGCCTGATCAGAGTCCGGAGCAGTATTCCAAGTCACGTTCGTTGTCAGGTCATACGGATTCCGACCGTTCGCGAACTGTGACAGGAATTGAGCGCCCCATCCGGGGCCATGGTCATCCTCACTACCCATCCCAGGGTAGCTACGGATGAAACCGTTCTCATCCACATCAATACCGGAAGACTGACGCATCCGGTCGGCTTCGCGCTGCGCTAGCTCAACCCACCTGTCTCCCGGGTCATAACCCCAAGGGTTGCCCAAACCAAGCACGGCACTGACATCCGGCCCCTGGTATACCGGCATATCCATGTTGAGGTTGAGCCGGTAGCCTTCCGGCGACCCACGGAAGTCGGACGGTGCAGCCTGATCACCGAGCAGGGCCTTCATACCAGCGGCAAAGTCGTTCCACCCTCTAAAGTCCGTGCTCCGCAGCCATTCATTCACCGTGGGATCAGAGTGCTCAAAATACTCCCCAGGAATGAACCCCAGCCGGTCGAAGAAATTAGCCGGCATCTCTGCGTCAGGACCGAAACCAGACTCAATGATGGCGTAGTAGCCGCCACCCGTATATTGCGGATCATACCAGCCACGATCAGCATACGGGCTAGTGTCGATGCCACCCTTCAGGCGAAGCCCGGTCTGCTGCATAAAGTTATTTAAGTAATCAACCTGCGGCTGGATGACCTGCCGTGCCTGATCCATGTTCCAGTTTTTGCCGGACGCCCCAAGAAGGACCGCATTGCCCTCTTCGTCGCGACCGATACGGACATTGCCACCGTGCGCGGCAAACGGGCCTTTGCCCGACGTAGAATCAATGTGCGCCTGGATGCCAGCAGCGCCAATAGCGACAGGAAGCGCAAATGGCGCAAGCCCCGCCGCAGACAACCCGGCACCAATAAGCCCGCCAGCGCCGGAGGCATAGTTGCCCTGAGCGATATTAAGAGCGCCTGTCGCCAGCCCAGCAAGGCTGGCGAGCGTATTGCCTACGGACATACCGGACAGGGTATTGGCGTTCAAACCCAGATATCCGGCGAGGTCGCTCAGCGTCTCAGCGCCGAAAATGCTGCCAAGGCTCTGGCTCAGAAGCCCGGGGGACTCAGCCGCCTTGGAGTAAAGCCAATCCAGCGCACGGGCGGCAGAGATAGCCTGCTTGGCACGGCTCAGGGCGGTGCTGGTGTCACTCTGGATCGTGCCACCCTGAGCGAAACCAAAAGGGGCCTCTTCAACCGCCTCCACCGGCACATCCTCCTCGTCAGGGAGGAATACTTCGTCCGGAAGCTCTGACGGCGGGCGCTGGATCAAGCCTACCTCTTCCATCGAGGCTAGGCCAGCCTTGGCCTCCTCCATCATCTCCATGAAGGTCTTCAGGCCATGCCAGCGTACAACATCGGCAGGCCAGACAAGCTCGCCCTCCGACAACATGGCGGGCTTGTCGTCTCGAACCTCGTCCGGCAGAGCCCCAGGCGGAATCTCTTGCGCACTACCATCCGGTTGCACCGCCACAGGCTCATCCAAAAACCCGCCTTCCGCAAACTCGTAAGGCCGAATAAGGATGTGACCGTTCGGCGCCTCAACCTCCGCCCAATACCGCTCAAGGTCCTCCCAAGAGCGGTGGCGAAGGTTCTCAGGGCCAGGGATGAAGGCCCACCCGCTAGAGTAAAAATCAACCATTCCTGCCACCACGTTCCGCGCGGATGCGCTCTGCTTCCGCTACAACACGATCCCGAAGCCCCATAAGGTTTCGGATTTCAATTACTTTACCCTGGATTTGCCCAAGGGTTAGCTGGTCCTGCGCGGACATGATCTGATCCTGCGCAAGACCAAGCCTATACTGAGCGTAAGCTTCCAAAGCCCTGGCGACAGCCGGATCATTAACGACAGGAAGAAGCTGCTCGACTAGCTGCGCGTGCATTAGGCCATAGCTCCCGCCATAGCAGGCTGCTCAGGGCCGAGCCCTTGTGGCGGCGGCATCTGAGCGTTACCGGCGAAACCTTGCTCGCCCGGAGTAGGCGCCTGACCGATACCAATGTTGCCGCCACCAGCCCCGGTGGGATCGGCCGCAATGGCACCCGGAGGAGCCGCACCCTGATCGCCGCCACGTCCCAGGGCACCTGATGCCCGCATGATTTCCGCCTGCCGCATCGCCTCTTCGGGCGAGTTGCACACCTTGTCGGGATCAAGCTCAAGAACCGTAGCAATCTCCCGAATGATGTAGGGGAACTTGGCAAACGGAGCGAGTGCAGGATTGCTGACGATCTGAAGGAACGTCATTAGTCTCTGCTGACGTGCCTCGTTCTTCAGAAGCGAGGTGGTGCCGCGAGCCACAACTTCGAGGTCGCCCACAACGGACGAGTCAAAGTTGAACTGCATGTTCCATGCGAACAGAGCCTTGCCGAGCGGCATCAACAGGTAGTCATCGAAGTTTTTGATGACCGTCTTCGTGTTGATGCTGGCAGCACCCATAAGCATGGAAATACCGGCAGCCGTCCGCCCAAGACCCATAATGCCGGTCTGACCATGCGAGTAGGACGGAATGCCAGTGGCCTCGTCCGCCAACTGCCTCGCCTTGTCGAACATCATAAGGTTTTCTTGGGTGGTGTTCGGAAACTTGTGGGCGTGGATACCCTGACCCGGAGGACCAGACTGACGCCGGAAAATCTTGCCCGGGTAGATTTTGAATTCCTGGCCCGTGGTCAGGAATGCCTCATCTATTTCCCACACGACGTTGCCTGACAGCACACCATTATCCACGGCCATACGCATGAAGCCGTTCATAAGCTGCTGCGTATCGGCCATGTTTTCGGCAACACCGATGCCAAAGATCGAGTAGGGATTAAGCTCGAACGGCACCGTGCTCACCGGATGGCGAACCGGCAGGAACGGATTGAGCACCGCCCGAATGATGTGCCCGCCGGACACCCAAACGTTCAACTGAAGCTCGTCGTGGTCCTCAAGCTCCGCTGGAATATCGAGCCCGGCGTCTTTGGCAATCTCAGCGTCAACCAACCCCCAATATTCGAGAACTTCCCACCGCTCGATATTCGGAGGGTCATCCTGGTTGACGCCATAGAGCGCGTCTTCCCAATACTCAGGGGTGTAATTAGGGCCTTCGGCAATAAGCTGCTCGATAACCTCATGTCGGAAAAAGGGACGGCGCTTGAGCGCCCGAAGCTGCGTCCGGCTCATCTTACGGCGACGGACGAAATACTCCATATCGCTTGGAGTACGGGCATCCGGATCAGGGTAGAAATTCCAGATGGTATCCGCTTCGATCTTCGGGACAAGCTTCTTGACCGGCTTATACTCGCCCTCAGCCGTCCAACGCGGGTATTCCTTCTCAACCGAGAAGGGGCCATACAAAACGCCGGTCCCGAGAAGCACGGATTCAAACGCGACATAGCGAAGGTGCTTGTCGCCCTCTGCCTCTTCCAACTGATCGAGGATGCGCTTTTCCATCTTCCGCGCCGCTTCCGCAGCGGGGTAGAACGTCGCACTGGTCGGGGTCTGACCCGGCCCCGGCTTCAGCTTGTCCTCAAGTGACTCTAGCTTACCCTTCAGCGGGCCAAGCATATCGCGCAGGGTTTCTGCCGTAGCGCCCGGCGGAATTTCGCGACCGTCACCTTCCCAGCCGTAGATATCCTCGGGCTGCGAAGGTTCCGCCTCATCGTCCTCACTGAGAGTCGAGGAACCAGCGGTGTCACCCGCATGGTCGAGCCCCGGCGGCTCCTTGGGGTCGAAATGGACCGCATCGGCAACGCCAATCGGCTCCGGAGACGGCTGAATGCCGATAGGGATGCGCCCGGCCGCAAAAAGCACATCAGCCACCTGACCATAGGCGGCGAGCACCTTGGTCTTAGTGACCTTCACGAAGATGCGGCACTTCTCCGTTTCGGTGAACTGCATATCGGGGGAATAGACCCCGATATAGTTACGATACGCTTCCAGCCAGCGGTTCTCGTGCGGACGGCGAGAATCGCGCGAGCGCCGAAAACGCTCCTGCACGAATGCAGCCAGTTCCGCATTTTCTGCCCGGTCACGAAGTGCCGCATTCGGCCCCGACACGTCCTCCATACCCATCGCCACGTCCGGGTATTGGAGCGGGTCGGCCGCCTCTAGCGGTTTATCGAAGAACGCCACAGTTAAGTAGCCTTACTTACCGGTCCCGCGCTTCGCAGCGTTGTCGCCCGTGTCACCAACCTTAGACAGTCCGGGCTGAAAGGATGCTTTGTTGCGGGTGTTGTTGGAAACGTTATCGCCAGTCGCCCCAACACGATCCACACCTTGCGGAAGGGACGCCCGGTTGTTGGTGTTGTTCGGGACGCTAGGCGCAAACTCGTAGCTATCGGTGAACGTGATCTTGCGCGTAGTGTGGGGAAGGAAATTGGCCATCTGCGGTGCTCTCCTAATAACCGAAGGTGGAATCAACAGGCTTAAATGCGCCCGCCGTCGTGGCGCTATTCCAGGCAGCAATCAACGACGGATTGAGCGGTCGCGACATGACGCCGTAACGCAGAGCGTCGTAGGCGTGATCCTCAGCCTTTGTGTCCACATCCTCCGGATTGCTCTGGTCCAGAGGAAGGGTCTGCATCTGCCGGATGACGTTCCGGCAAGTGTTGAAAATACGAAGGGAAGGGGCCTCGGTGTTGTCAGCCTGCCGCCTCAAAGCAAGGCGGCGGTGGATTTCCATTTTCCCGTTCACACGGGATCGAGGAGAACGGTCACTCGGGCGCCAACGGCAGCCGCGAAGGTTCATGATCTCCGCAATCGAGGGACCAATATCGCCGCGCCGCTGCCACACGGAGGCATCGAGGATTTGCGCCGTCATCTTGGCGCCGCCGTCGCGTTGCAGCACGATCCGGGCGAATTCGTCCGCAGGGACGCCCTTCACATATAGCTCGTCATACACCCACAGGTTGCCGTCATAGTCCACGGCAAACCACAGGACGCAGGCTGGCGAAGAAAAACCAAAGTCGCAAGCCCGGAACCTCGGCCAGCTAGTCGGGACCGGAAACGGGTCAACCACATGCAAGCGCGGATCGAAGTCAGGGAACGCTCGGCTTTCGTCCGCATACCAGTCGCCCTCAAGCCACTGCTTACGCAGAGATTCCGGCAGACTGGCGAGCATAGACAGATAGCTCGTGTCATGCAGGAGATGCGGATTGTCGTAAATCGTGGCCGGAATGAAACGACGGGTGACGTGCGTGGTAATAGGCCCGTACGGCGTCTGCACGGTGACAGGAACCGTGAACGTAGTATTGGGCGGCGCAGGCTCCACAAAGTCCTCTCGGAGCCAAAGCTGACCCGGACCACCCGGGTTTGCCGTCATCCGGAGGAAGGTGGGCAGCGTAGGGTCCGTGGTGCGGAGCGAACCCTTCAGCTTGGTAATCGCCGCCCGGTCTGGAAACTGACCGACCTCATCAATGCCAATCCACGAATAGGCGCGACCCTGGTAGCGCATCAGGTCCGCCTCAGTCTCGGCATAACCGAACTCGATCCTCGCCCCAGACGGGAAAACCCAAAGCTTATCGTTCTCTCGCCACTTGGCGCCCGGAAAAGCTCGCGGATACCATTCCTGGGACTTCCAAATCAGGTCCCGAAGCTCGGGCATCGTGCGGCGCAGGATCAGCGCCGAATGGTTGCGATTATTGCAGTAGCGAAGGGGGTCAACAAGCAGTGCGATGGACTTACCGCCACCTCGGGCACCGCCATACAGAACCTCCTTTTCAGTAGCAGCAAGGAATTCTGTTTGTGGACCAGGGTTCGGCTCGAAGATGACATCCTGAGCCTTCGCCCACTTGCGGAGGTTAGGCGGTGTACGCTCGATGTCGTCTTTTGTGACGACAGCCGGAGCCTTGCCGTCCAAAGCCCCGGTTACTTTCTCAATCGCCTCTATGCGCTCCATTGCCGCCTCAGCAGCGGGACCGCCTTTCTTGACGGTGCGCTTGCCGACGCGGATGGACTGCGCAGCAGCTTCCTTCGCCAGCTTGATCGGATCAATCTCTTTGGGGGCTCGCTTCTTCGCGCGCTCTACGTCGATCTTCTGGCGGAACTTAGCGAGCCTATTGGCCGCCCTCTTAGAGAGGGAGCCTTTCTTCACTGTCTGGTCTGATGGCACGCTTTCTCATCTTCGGGCCGAAGACTTCGAAACGAACCCTCAGCCCCGTCCTCGTAATAGGCACACCCGTCTTAGCGGTCAGCCAATCCGCAATCTGCTGTTGAGAAGCCGTCCCAGCCCGCCACGCACGCTCGGCTTGGTCGAGCAATCGAAGCATCTCCGGAATGGGCTCCAAAAGCTTCGGGTCATGCTTCGACACCCGATAACCCCACGGAATGTGACGGCTGCGGCGCCGGATCGGATGGTAGGACTTATATCGTCCGGCCATGATTAAGTTACCTTAGTCCTGTTTCTTAGGCGGAAGAATGAACAGGCCAACGCTACCATCGCCCGACACCTCCACCTTGTCCTTCTTCACGATACCGGCACGGTCGAGCAATTCCTTCGCCGCATTGAGTGCCTTTTCAGCACCAAGCGAAGTCGGGTCCTTAATGACACCGATCATCTTCAAGGTGGCACGGGCGGTGTTAGCCGCAATGACACGCTTGCTGCGGTCAATGATCTCGTCGGCCAGGGCGTTGATGACGACGCTCTCCGGCGTGTTCTTGCTGTAACCAGCAATATCCATGGCCTTGCGAATGTCGCCCTCAGCCTCGCCATAAAGCGCATCCAGAAACGCAATCTGCTTGTCCGTCAGATCAGCCACGGCTCAACCCTACGAATAAACGACGGGACCGAAAATCATGTTGACCCAATTGCCTTCGGAGTAGCCATGAAAACGTTTGGAGGTGGAGTTCCGGATCAAACATAGCGCTCAGTCAGTTGGATTCTTCTTTCGGGCGGTTCGTGTTCGTGGGAACGAGCGATTGGTTCTCGGAGAAACTGCCCGGAAATTCTCTGGCCTCACGTCGAGCGGATTGCCGTTAGCGTGGTGAACGTCCTTTCCGTCACCAGGGCGAACGAGCCCTAAACGTTCGGCAATGCGCCTAGACCTGTTGCGGGCGGTTCGGCGCTTAATCTGCTCTGGCCTAGAGTGATACCGATTGTATTCTTTCGTGTAATCGCGAGCCATGTCAGATTAGGGTCAACACACCCGCAATCGCATATACAACCAGATCAGAGCAGGCGGCAATGCCTGAATGGTCAGAGTCATCGCCGCTTGCCGATCTTCGGAACAGACGCAGCCCTACCAGGGCGGGGGAGACGTGCCGCAGGGTTCGGAACACGGGGCACGAAATTCGGCGTCAGGCGCGGAAGCTTGGCCTTCGGAGGAGCAGTCAGGCGCGGAAGCCTGACCTTCGGAGGAGCAATAGTGCCGCCCTTCGCCATGCGCGGACGCTCGCTCTCAAGCTCACGACGGCGCCGATCAATGTTCGCCCGCACCGCCTTAGTGCGCTCCGATGGCTCTGCCTCACCGCGCGTCGAACGAAGGCTTGCCGCGTTAAGCTCGTCGGCCGTGTAGTCACTTCCACGGCGGGACGAAGAGGAACGGCTACGGCCTCGGGAGCTAGTCCGGCTAGCGGTAGAGCGGGAGCTACCAGAAGACCCACGGGACGGCTGCGCAGCCTGCGCACGGCGCGGAGCGCCACCGGACGCGGCAAGCTCAGACTCGGCAAGCTGCCGAAGCTCCGCATCGGCAGCAGCATTGCGAATCCGCTCAAGCTCCTCAGCCTCATAGGCAGCGCCACGCTCAAGGCCACCGGCATCAAGCAGGAACCCAACAGGCCCCATAGCCCGACGTGCAAGCCCACGAACGGCAACAGGGGCTACGTCAAACACCCGACCACGGATCGGAACACGGCCTACGTATTCCTGTGCAGGGATAGGTGCGGGAACGCCACCAGAAGCGCGCGGAAATCCTACACTACCTCCCGGGCCAACCGGGGGCACCCCGCCACCACCCGGCGGGACCAGGGCACCACCACCTGCACCACCAGGAGCAGGAAGAAGATCAAAGCTCTGTGGAGCCACCTGCACCAGAGCCGGACGCGCAGGATTAGCCAGTGCGCTCTGTCCAGTAGCCGCACGAGCGCGACCACGCCTGATCCACTCAGCATAGTTTCGCCGGTCAACCTCGGGGATGCCGATCGGAGGGGGCATTGGATCGTAATCGTCGCCCCTGTAACGGATGTTGTCAGACATCTGTTAAGTTTCCTTACTACAAGCTGATGGGTAGTGAGAGGATCGAACCCACTGCCCGAAGGCGGCGGTTTTACAGACCGCTACCGCGTCCATTGCGGTGCCCTCCCCAAAACTAGTGCCAGGGGAAGGTTTCGAGCCTTCGACATCCGGTTTTTCAGACCGGCGCTATACCCTCTGAGCTACCTAGGCGTAGAAAGGGCAGGGGCCTGGGACTGGCTGGACAAGCAGGACTCGAACCTGCAACCACCCGATCAGCCGGGCGCTCTACCAATTGAGCTACTGTCCAAAAGGTGCTGACTTGAAACAGTCAGCAAGTTGCTCCACATTCGGCACCGCTACCGGAACGGGAGAAACAGATGAAGCGATCCTCTGTCGTTATTGCTGCGCTCCTTCTGGCCTGTGCTTCCGAAGCTTCAGCGCAGACTTTCTTCGGCGCGGACGGTAGGCCGCTAGGTTACGGAATGCCTATGCCCGGCGGCGGGACGCACTACATGGGCGCGGATGGCAGGCCAATGGGATACTCCCTGCCTTTGCCCGGGTCTTCTAGGCACCCATCGTATGACGACTACGACGACTATGCGCCCCGCCGCCGCTACGGATTTGAGGAAAACCGATCCTATCGGGAGGATCGCTACGCACCGGGCTATCGCTACCGGCGGTAAGAAACTGGTGGCGGGACAGGGACTCGAACCCTGGTCAGCTTGCGGTTATGAGCCGCAGCGGATCACCTGATCTTCCCGCTAGAAGCCCCGGCATTACCCGGCCGGGGACGGGGTGAGGTGCGGCTGCGGAAGGAGGGGGTGACTACGGAGTGCCGCAATACCGGGATGGAGGCTAGTCCCGGAGTTTCCCGCCTGCCACGAGCCCCGCAGGAACAAGGACAGGCCGGGAGAGTGAAGGTCACGGGACCCGGAATCGCCCCGGGGGTTAGGGCCATTGTGTAGCGCGGGAGGCATCGCGTCGGTCCCGTGACCTATTCCATTCAGCGATGCTCAGGCTCCATCAACCCTTCCTCGATCAGCATTCGCTCGACTTCCAAGACCGGAAGCACGATGCCGAACTTCTCTCGGATCAATGACCTGACATAGAAGACATCACGCCTCGGGATGTAGCGAACCTCTGTGCCGCCTGAGCGGGCAAGGTCGCCCATAACCCATTCAAGCCACCGCTCCGTGATCGGGGGGAGCCCGTCATCATCTGGTCCGCCCGTTATAGCATATTTTTCGGATTTGTCAAGGAAAATTTTCGGTTCATCAAGCATGTCATGGAAAACTTACGGAATATCAGTCCTTAAACGGGTCAAACACCTCGGCACACGCCGCCACCACCCCGGGGCAAACCCAAACGGGACCAGATCATTCTCCCGCATCCGGTGCCGACTCCGCATTCGCCTTCACATGATTGACCGGGACGCGGAAGGTGTAGTGCCCACCCCGGCGCCACGCGTAGTAGTAGAACAAATTGATGTAAAGTGACTTTAGCACCACCTCAATCAACGCCTCCTGGCCCGACCAGCCGAGCGTGCTGAACTCGATCTGGTAGTAAGGCAGGCCATGGGGCTCCTCGACCACCTCCACGGAGACGGCGGAGTATGGGATGGACTCCGACAGGCGCGGGAAGTCCCGCACCAGCCACCGCCCAACGTCCGGGATGTCCATCCGCCGCAGGGCACGCCCCAGACTCCGCAGGCTACGAGGGGTGGGGTAGCCATTCGCATCCACCTCCCAATGGTGCTTGAAGTCGGTCATGATTCCTCCCGATTCTGCATGTTTTCGCGCATCTCATTCAACATATCAGCCAGAACACGGGCAACCTTGCCACCCTCAACCACGCAGATGGTTGACCAGACCCACGGCTTTTCGTCCCCAGGCTTCACCTCGTAGCCCGTGTTGTCAGCTGCATCCCTGTAGGCAACACCAACAATCCACTCCCCCTCGTCCACAAACTCATCATCCCAACTCACATAGTCAGGCCACGCAGAGATCGGACCCTCGGGCAGCAGCTTCAGCAGTTCAGTTATCTTAGTCATTCCTCAGCCTCCTCCAAAAAGTGCTTTCGGGAAAGCATTTTTCACTTGACAAATCGAAAAATTTGGATATAATATCTTTTACTCCGCGACCGAAGGGAGCGGTATATATACCCCATAACAATGCCCCCAGGGCATGCCCTTATTAACCCCTTTGTCTTAATATTTAGACATATATCATTAAAATCTCATTCTTTTAGATACCCCTGTGAGCAAAGCTCCAGGGGATTTTTTATGCCGGGGTGTTCTCCCGAATATACCTGGCTATGGCCTCATGCTCCTCTGCTGTCCCATCGCCCTTCAGGGTGTTAGCTCTGAAGGATATGATCCTCACGTTCCCAGGGATATAACCCAGGTGGGGAATGATTCGATCAAGGGTAGGGGAGCCACCACCCTGGAAACCCAGGGCTCGCATCAGAGGAATACCCAGGACCGGACACTTACCATCCTCGGGAATGGGTGGAATGTCATTAACGGTTAGACGGAATGGAACCCCTTTCCTTCTAGCTCGCTCACGAGCATGCATCAAAAGCTTCGGTCTTGGGTCTTTGTCAAACCGAGAAGACTTCTCAGCCCAATTCCAACGATCCTTACACTTCCTCCGACAGAAGACATGCCTACTGTTCTTCGGCACAAAACCCCGCTTACACACTTTACAGCGCCGTATCATGGACGCACGATGAACACTCCCCCTGAATGCGTCCCACATAGTCAGGCGAGACTTGGAAATGCCCATCTTATATCTTAGAAAGCTTGGAAAGTCAATAGTTAGACCCATAGATAGTCCGTTACCGGGCCAGATTAGATCACCTTAGCCCCCGCTCCGTATGGTGCGGGGGTTTTGTGTGTGTGGGGGTTGCTTCGGACAGTGGGCTAGCTCTGGTAGGTGATTTTAACAAAACGGTACTAGTATGCCCCCGTGGGTGGGGTTTTTATGGGGGTTTGTCTAAAAAATAGATTAGTTTAGGCAGGTAAGTGTTTGATAAAATGATATTAGTATGCCTCCGGCAGTGGGTTGTGGATAAAAACGGGTTAGGGAAAGTGGTTACAAGTTAAAAAATGAGATTTTTCAGAGACATGGGTGGGTCTTCATGGCAAAAGTGTGACATGATTTAGACCCCCTGGTGGTGGAAATGGGACGAGAAATGGAAGTAGTTTCAGGTCTTAATCCGTAATTTTGTGGCGACCTCATACATGGTATGGGTGGAGGGGGTGGGTGGCCCAGGCCCACGGGGGGCAGAATCCGCAGTCAGGTAGGGCCTTTCTGGCGTTTGGTGGTAACTACGTGGAAAATCAAAGGCTTAGGCTACTTGCGGGTAATAGTCTGTTACCTGCGCTGTCAAAATCGGCACCACAGGCGGCGCCATCGAGTGAGGTCAGTTGTAGTATCGGGGCGGGAGGCCATGCGTGACTATGGGCACCCTGCCCCCTATCTCCGCGCCATCATCAGCCCTGGCACCCTCCATGCGCTGATCCTCATCCCGCACATGCGCACACACGGGGCGTCGGAGGCGGTGACGGCCGTCGCCGAGCCCCACATCCCGCACACACACGCGCGCGAGCCTTCAGTTACCTTACCCCACATTAACAAACTTTAACCAACCTCACGATTCTGTGATCACTTCTGTGCTTGCACATCCCATCCGACTGTGCCTATAGTCCTCACCGTCAGTCGGCGGTGTCAGAGATGCAGTGGAGCAACCGTCATGCGAGGCAGCTAGAGGCACGACGAGTGACGACAACACGGGCGGTCAGGTTACTTGAACCGCCGCCCGGTTCCTCCAAACCCACGGCAATCGGGCCGTGGGCTTGGGGCAACCGGACATGAAAACCAGCACCCTGACATTGACTGACCAGGAATGGGATCGCATTGCTGCATGCGTTTCCGCGAGGGTCAGGCAAGAAGAGGAACAGGTCAGGCGAGGCGAATCTCTCGGTCTGTTCCTCGACGAGTGGAAGGCATTGGCGAAAAAGTTAAGGGACCGCACAGAGGACAGAGATACGGACTAACAGCAACCGGCCGCAACCCGGCCGGTTCCTTGAAATCCACTCGCGAACGGGTGGATTTCAATCAACCGGAGAATGGGGAGAGACAGAATGATGGACGAAATCAAGCGCATCTCCGTTCACATGGACCCTAACGGTCGCCTCGCCGCCGTCGTGGAGGGCATGGACATGCTTGGCAATCCGTGCGTGCACGAATACCGCACTAGCACAAGGCACGACGGCCTGTGGTGCTGGCGGGACGACCGGCGTGAGTGGGTGCAGGTGCTCGGGACGGCTCAGTTTTATGCGCGCGATGCGGCCAGCTTCCGGCGCCGCTTGCGCCGCCTGCTGTCTCCGGTCGTGGCGTGAGAGAGGATGGCATAGGCTTCCGGGCGCTAAGGTAACTTTAGCCTGCGCCCGGTTGATCTAAACCTAGTAGCAATCACGTTGCTAGGCTTGGAGCAACCGGGAGATAGAGAATGCGCAAGTCAGAATGGCAAGCAACCGGAGAATGGGATATGACACGGGGAATGTTCGGTTACGTCCGATGCAGCGCAGGCAGGCTATATGCGGTGCGCGAGGCGGTAGGGGCGCCTCAAGCGTGGCTTGCCGTTCCGGCCAAGGAAACCCGGCATGGTCGCGTGTCCATCATCAAGCCCGTGACCAATGCCCGCGAGCGGCTGATCCGCAAGGCTGGATGCACCGTCGTTAAGGTTACTTGCTGAATGTCGCGGACATTCCTGGAAGAAGGGTGCAGCATGAACAAACGGCTTCATCCTCTGTATCAAGCTTACGTCGCGGCCGACGATGCATGGTCGGAGGAAATAAGGGCGGAGGCTCAGCGCCGTAAGATGTGGCCGGGTGATCTACGGTTCCGGCCCGAGGCGAAATCCCTGCCGTCCTATCCAGCGTTTTGCCATGCAAGGGACGCATGGCACGCGGCGGGTCGGCCCATTGCAGTCGCCAACGGGTGATCCGGCCGGTTTAAGCAACCTCTAGCGAAGGGAGAACAGGACACATGAACAACGTCACCATGACCGTGAAGGGCGGCAAGCTTGTGATTGAGGTGGATGTGGGCGAGGTATCGCTCGCCAACGCGAAGCCCTCCGCCTCCGGCAAGACGCGGATCGTTGCCAGCACAGAAGGCAACCAGCCTGTCCTGCTGCCTGACGGAACCCGGCTCCGGGTTGGGCTGAACGCCTACGTAAAGTAACTTAACCCGGCCCTACGGGGCCGGCTTCCTTGAGCTCTAGGGATAGGCTCTAGGGTTCTAGGCAGCCGAAAGGGTGGATGCCATGACGAATGCGTTTCGCCACGTTGATACCAAGTGGGCGGATGGGGTTTACGTCCGGTGGGAAATGGAGGAACTGCCGGACTATACCACGCGTCCCGAAGACTATCTGTTTCAGGATAAGAACTATATCGCGGAGGATCAGGCGCGGCTTGACGCGTGGAAGCGCGGTGAATGGCATTTCGTCTTCATCCGTGCCCGCGCCGATATCTTGGTTGTCCGGAACGGCATCGGCACGAAATACAGCCTGACCTCTGCGGGGGTGTGGGGCATCGAGTCGGACTCTGGCGCCGACTACCTCCAAACCGTCTTTGAGGATGAGAAGGCAAATCTTCTAGCCGACCTCAAGGCGATGGGCACGCTCCCAGTCGTCAACCTCTGACAAGGAGAACACAACCGATGTCGCACGAAGTCACCATCCGGCGGAATGGCACGGCAGAGATGGCCTATCGGGGTGAAACGCCGTGGCATGGCCTGGGTAACCATCTGCCGGAGGGCGGCACAATCGAGGAGTGGCAGGTTGCGGCAGGGATGGACTGGCAGGTTCACCGTGCCAAGGTGCGCTATGCCACGGCGCCAGATGGTGCCGCTATCCGGACTATGGATGACCGGCATGTTCTGTTTCGGTCGGATACCAAGGCGCCGCTAGGCATTGTGTCTAAGGACTACCGGATTGTTCAACCGAAAGAGGTGCTGGAATTCTTCCGTGATCTGACGGAGGAAGCCGGTTTCGTGCTGGAAACCGCTGGAACCCTCCACGGTGGGCGGAAGTATTGGGCGCTAGCTCGTGCTACGGCTGACGTGCCTGTGCTGGACAGGGATGATAAGGTTGGGCGGTTCGTCCTACTCTCCACCACGGCAGACGGCACGGGTGCCACGGATGCCCGAGACACGGATATTAGGGTGGTGTGCCAGAACACACTGAACGCCGCCCTGAAGGGGAGGGGCAAGAGCGGCGTGCGAGTGACGCATCGAACCGAATTCGATCCGGTCGCGGTTAAGCGGGACCTTGGGTTGAATGTTGAGGCGGTGCGAGAGCGGTTTGAGCACCAGATGGAGACGTTCCGCAAGCTCGCACAGACGAAGCTGACCAAGGATGAGATGATCCGCCTTACCCTGCGGGCACTCGGGCACAACCCAGATGAAATGACGGCACGTGAGGCTGCCGAGGCTGCCAGCCGACCGGCCGCCATGGGTATCGGGGGCATGGCACTTACCGGCCGTGGTTTGAAGGGTTCCCATCTCCGGGGCGGGCACGGAACGGCATGGGCATGGCTCTGTGCCGTGACGCAGTATGTGGACCATGAGGCGCGGGCACGGTCGCGTGACAACCGCCTGGACTCCGCATGGTTCGGACGTGGTGATGCTCTGAAGTCAAGAGCTTATGAGCTTGCGGTTGAACAGATCGGTGGCCCAACGGTATATGTTACTAGTTCTACGCCCCCCGAGGGGGCTACTGAGAACGATAACGGTGGGTTGCTGGATCAGGTGTTGTCGCAGACTGTGACAGCATAAGGTTGCCCGGCCCTACGGGGCCGGTTTCCTTGAACCTAGTTGGGATAAGCTAGGCTCTAGGAAACCGAAGAAGGGTGACACGATGCGGACCAATATCCCGATGTTCCTCGATACCCCGATGGAAGAGCGGCCGGTGGATCGGATTGATCTAGCCGGTAAGCAGGGCTGGCAAGCCGCCTATGATGCGGTGTGCGACGCCGTGCAGGCCGAATTCACGAATGGGGTTGAAGATGAACGAGTGCTAGAGCAGGCCGAGAAGTCCGTTGCTGACGCCGTGACAAACACATGGCACGAGGGCATCACGCACGATGATTGGTGTTCGTTCTCACTGATGCGGTTGCGGCGCGGTGCCTGATACCATCTACCTCAAGGAGACAGACTGAGGGCCTACCAAATCACCTATTGGACTCGTGATGGCATCGGCACGGGCAATGGTGCCCGGCCGGGGAGGGAGAAAGCGATGACCATTAGCCGCAAGCTCGCCAGGCGGATCGTCCGCGAGGCCAAGGATTACGCGACCTGGGGCGGTCAGCTCAACAGCGGCGCATTCGAGGATCGGTGCCGCGACCTGTTGGAGGCGCACGGCAAGACGCTGCCGCTCACGGTGCCGCCGCCGGATGCCGACGACCTGCGCACGCTGGACAACATGACCGCGTGGCTGGCACGCCGCGCCCGCTGAGACGAACGCCTGCATGACCCCCACCCCACGAGGAGACAGACCGATGGCCTACCAAAGCACCTATTGGACTCGTGATGGCTCCTACAGTGCCCGCGCACAGGATATGGTGCCGGACGCCTACGTGGTGCGGGCCGCGCCTGACCGCCGCTGCCCGGAGTGCGGCGGCGCACTATCGGACGAGATCGAGCCCAACGGGCACGACGGCAGCCCCACCCGCTTCTGCACGGACTGCGGCCTGGGCTGGCCCGCAGATGAGGGCGAGGCGCCCGTCGAGGTGAGCGACACCGACAACGTGGTGCGGGCCGTGCATGGCCTGATCGGGGACATCCCCGTCGGTGACGAGCAGGCCGGTTAGGCGGACGCGGCGCCCCGGAGTGGCGGCGCGGTGCCTGATACCATCGAACAGGATACGGTGCCGGATGCATACGTGACGCGGGACCGTGGCCCGAGGTTAAGGTTAGATAACTTAAGCCGCCACTTTAGGCAGCCGAGGCGGGGCGGCATCTTCTATCATCAATGCGCGGACGGCTCAGCTTGGCGCTTGACAAGCGCTAGCTAATAGGGTAGCAACCAACCTTGCAAACGGAGGAGCAATCCATGGAAGCGGAATACGTGATTGCGCGGTTCAAGCCTTACCCTGGGATTTGGAACTTCTACCAGACTATGGAAGCCGCGCAGATTGACGCTTGCGCTATTAATGCGCACCCCTGCACCAAGAAGGAAATCGAGGAAGGCGCAGAGCCTTACCGCCCTATGACCTGGGATGAATACCATGCGGGGCAAAAGGCGCATTATCTTGACCCTCTGAAGGAGATCACGGCGGAAGATTGGGAATACGCGTTGAATGTTCTTCCGCCTGTCCGATGGGAACAGGTGGATGGCGTCGAGCGGTTCATGATGAGTGAACGGATTTGTGACACCATTACCGCATCCTACGCCAAGTTCAACGGGCGGTATTTCCGCCGCAACGTGGATATGGCGGATCGCTCCACATGGATCACGGCGGATGAATGCCGCCGGTTCATCGCGGCGCATGGAAAATACGAGCCGGGCAATCGAAAAGGTTGATGAAGGTGCGTCCCTAACAGATACGGCGCAGGCTAAAGTAACTTAACCAGCGGAGGATCACATGAGCAACCGCACGCTTTCCATTGAGGCTTTCCTGAAGGCGCGGCTTGATGAGGCTTCGGCCCGTCGAGCGGTCAATCCGGAGTGGCGTCCAGGCATCAAGTTTTTCTCCTTCGCGCACTACAAGGCGAAGGAGAAGCGGCGCGCCAGATGGGAAGAGAACCGGCGCCGTCGCGCTGCCCTCTATGCGGAATACAGGGGCGAGATCAAGCGCGATGACCGGCTGAAGGAATGGCATTCCACCTTGAATGCCCTGAGCATGGGGACGGCATACGCGGAGGAGGGTGCATAATGCCACTGTCTCAACAAGAAATTTTCAACAAGGTGATGACTCACCTATTCGCGCAGGGGGAGCCTGCCAAGAACGAGCATGACGAGTGCGCTTATCGAGGGCTGGACGGTAAGCAATGCGCGGTGGGCTGTCTAATACCGGACGAGCTTTATGACAAAAAAATGGAGGGGTGGGAGGTCACCGAAGTATTTTATAGGTTTCCGAACGTCCGTGATTACTTAGGGAAGGACAACATTTTTCTGCTGACCGTTCTGCAAGCTTTGCATGACGGCTACGGCGGTTTCATAGGGGTATGGAACAGCACAGAAGAGATGCGCAAGGCGGCGCGTAGGATCGCTGAAGATTACGACCTTGACGCTTCCATTTTGGACACTCTGTCTTTTGCGGATAGGTGAGGAGTGATGCCTATGGCGACGCAACAGGTTGCTTTCGTAGCGGTTATCCAGGTGCCGTTCAACTCCGAGGCGCTGGCAGTCGGTGCGGCCGATGCCATGGCGCGACACATTGCGACAACCTATGGCTACCAGCATATTCGAACGCAGGTGATTCCTGTGGCGATACAGGATGAGCCACCGCAGAACGCGGCAGCCGAGACGGCAAATGATCCCGGCAATGGTGAGGCGACCACGCAGCCGGAGAACCGGCCTGACCGTAAGAGGGCGAGGGGAAATGCATAGGCAGCCACCTAATAATCTCTGGCGCTTGGCGGCGAGAAGGTGTCAAGTGACTTGAGGCACCTTCTAGACGCCTTCCATTTCCTAGCCATGCTGGGGTTGCTCTGCGCCATTATGTATGGATTGATCGCTTTTACCTAACGAAACGGTTAGGCAAGAACAAAAAAATAGGCTTGACGGGTGGCTAAAGTCACCTTACGCAGAGGCGGCGACGACAGCGGAAGGAGACAGGATCATGGCCCGTTCCGCAGCTGCGTCCCGCCCTAACAAGGCGGTGGCGCAGAATGGTAGCAACCGCAACAAGAAGGGGGACAAGAAGCCCGTGACCGAGACGACGCAAGCTCCCGAGACTGCCGAGGTGACGCAGGCGACCGAGACGCAGACTGAGGTGCAGCCTGCTGTCCCGGGTGTGGAGGGTGAGAGCTATGAGAATGTGCCCATCGGGCGCATCAAGCTCGATTTCAACATCCGGGTGAACGCCGACCCTGTGAAGTTCCAAGAGGGGTTGGAAGCCCTTGCCGAAGACATCATGCACAACGGTCTTCGGCAGGCGCTGATCCTGGAACGCGCCGATGATGGCAGTGATGATCTGATCCTGCGCGGCGGGCATCGCCGGTTCGCAGCAATCCAGATCGCGAACGAGAAGCACGGCGCGAATATCCAGACCGTCAAGGCGATCATCCATGACCGCCTGACGCCAAAGGATCGCCTACGCGTTATGGCGGCCGACCGGCACTCTGAGCCGTTGTCTCCGCTGGCGCTGGCCGAGCTTGCCAAGAGGCTCATGTCACCACCGATCAGTATGACGCAGACCGAGGTGTCGCGTGAGTTTGGCGTGAGCGTCGCCTATGCTGGCGATCTGAGGCGGCTGGCTGATGCGCCAGAAAGCATCAAGGATGCCATCCGCAAGGGGGTGGTGAGCGCCACGCTCGCAACCGATCTGCTGAAGACGGAAGGCGCGGAACGTGCTGAGTATCTGATTACCGCGGCGTGGAAAGAGGTTGAGTCCGAACAGGAGTCTGCGCCCGCTCCCGCCGCCCCGCAGACGCAGGGCGACACGGGACCAAAGCGTGGCCACTCGCGCCGACAGGTGACGCGCCAGAACATCAGACGGGTGCAAGCCAGGGAGGCAGGTGATGGCGGTAACGGGCAACCGAGGACCCGCCGGACTCCGCCGCCCTCTGCTACCAAGGGCCCACAGGTAATCTCACCAATGGAGCTTATCTCCCGGTTCGTTGATGCGGCCGATTTGATCCTTGCCTGTCACAAGCGGGGTCAGCCGATGGGCAAGGCTCTAGCGAACCTTGCATGGCTGGTGCGCGAGTGTGCTATCAACGATCTCATGTCACGCGGCCTGTCCGGTATTAATGCCGATACGTCCGATGAAGAGATTGCGGCGTTCGATAACACGCCTCCGGAGGCTGCCGCGTAACTGCGGCGGTCTTCTCGGGAAATTAAACCGCCCTGCAAAAACAGACAACAGACGGGGTTGAACCCGAGGGTCGCTAGGGGCATATGTATCCCCGGGTCAAACAAAGGATGGAGGCACCCGGGGATATGTTCTTTGATCGACAGGAGCATGACGCAGAGACATTACAGAAGCTGAAGACGGTTCTAGAGTTGATTGCCAAGGAGTGTGAGCATGACATGCCACTCTCATACGTGCGGGTGCTGGTCGAGCTTATGCTGGCATTTGCTGAGGGTGGCGACGCCCGCTACTCCCTGAGCCAATCCGATCTCATCGAGCGTCTTGGTGCCGGTCAGTCCGGTATCAGCCGTGCTGTTGCTGCGATGACCGACGCACGCAACGCTAAGGTGGCTGCACCCTACGATGTGGCAGACTCTAGGCCGTGGGTCATGGATCGTCGCTACCGTGTGGTTCGGCTTAACCACCGAGGTTTGGTGTTGATGCGCCAAATCCTTGCGGTGTTGGAGGGGGCGAAGCTTGAAAAGGAAAAGCAAGGCTGGCCGGGAGGCATGGCGCCGACGAAACCCGCTCGCAAGGGAGCTGCGGCGCAACCCGTTCTGGCGTTCAAGGATCGTGCCGAGCAGACGGCAATCCAAGGATGACACGCCAGAACGAGTTCACGAATGGTTGGAGAGTAGGGGCCGCTCGATTGAACCGGGCGGCCCTAATTCTATTCCGTGAGGGTGAGCGGGTAGCGCATCAGATTGTCGAGCGCGTTGAGCGCATGAATGCGGAGATTGAGGCAAGGATTCTTGCGCACCAATAGCCGGGGTAGGCGTGCGCTTTGATGCGCAGGTTATTAATCTGGCCCTTGCCTTTCAAAAAGGAGTCCTGTAAATGATTGACCCGCTGGCGGAGGTGGAGCGTCATATCGCCAATATGGAAGAAGTCCTTCGCCAAGCTAAGAGGGAGCTTAAGCAATGTCGAAACTGGCTCGCTATGTCGAGGCCCGCAACACGAAAGGAGGTGTCGCCTATTACTTCTGTCCACCCTCACGCTACGTCCATGCGGGCATCATACGTCGGGAAGCCCTGGGCACGGATCAGGCAAAGGCGCTTGAACGGGCGGCAGTCTTGAATGCCGAGCTTGATAGGCGCCTCAAGGGGGACGAGTCAGCGCAGCCTGTCCAAGAGGCGGTCGAGCGGGGGACGGTGAATGATCTGCGGGATCGCTACCAGCGGTCCATGTTTTTCGTCCGTCTGGCGGATGATACCAAGACCAATTACCGCAAATGGCTCCACTACGCCTTGCGCATGGAGGTGGATGGCCGTCCGTTCGGATCATACCCGGCGGCGGATGTGACGCCGAACCTCGCGGATCAACTTGTGTCGGCACTCCATGTCGCGCATGGACCCCACCTCACTGCGGGCGCCGTCCGGGTGCTGAACAAGCTGTTCCAGCTTGGATGGGAATGGGGTTTCTGTGGCGGCAACCCGTTCGGCAAGGTTCGTTTGCCCTACTTGGGACACCGAAAGCAGCGGTGGCAGCCCGAGCATGTCGAGCAGTTCTGCGCCATGGCGGAGAAGATGGGACAACCCGAGGTTGGGGACGTCATTCGTCTGGCCTACGAGACTGCGCAGCGCCCGAGGGATATATTCAACCTGACCAAAGGCGCTTTCGTCCCTAACACTAACAGGGAGAAGGACGATCCGATCCTGGGGTTCGTGGAGCTAGAGCAGAACAAGACAAAGAGTGAGGTCTGTATCCCCATTCTGGACCCGAGGGTGGCAGCCATGTTCGAGGGCAATCCGGACGATCTGGTGGTCACTAACCCCACCACAGGTGGGAAGTGGAATAGCATAACGTTCAACCACAGGATGACACCTATCCGCCGGGCGGCTGGAATACCCAACGAGCTTCAGCTTCGCGATCTGCGCCGGACTAAAATAACTGAACTCGCTGAGGCCGGGGCGACGGAGGACGAACTTCGGTCAATCAGCGGCCATAAGTCTCGCCAAGTCTTATCCGTCTATGTTCGGCCGACGAGGAGACAGGCATTGAATGCCATGCGCAAGTGGAACAGTGTTTTCCGTCAGGGGGCAGGTAATACGTTATCTGCCTAACAAGTTAACTTGTAACCTAGAACCGTTCAAAACGGTTTGGATTTGCATGTCGAGGGTTTTGTTGCGAAACTAGCAGTTACAGATGCTTAGGTCAAGCATTTGGTTACTAAAGTCACCTATCCTTACCCCGACATGCAATCCTTTCAATGACTTAGCCGTTTGGTGTCCAAATGGGGTCTTTTCCAAACGGAGGCCCCATTTTGTTATGAACGAACCAAACGCAACAAAATGCGGTTTTGCTAACGGATAGCTCTTGAAAAAGCTAAGGGGTTAGCTTATATCGCCCCGCTTAGGGGCGCCCGCCCGAAGGGCTATATAATCTAAAAATTAATACACTAGCTATAGAACTACCCGAAGATGCGCTACAGGGACCAGTTGAACATCGTAAGCCGCCTTCCTGTTCCTGTAGGGGAGACAAGGCGGTTTGACTGCTTCGCGTGTGGAGGTGCCTCGACTCTCTCTGTAACCAGGGAGTCAGGTTACTTGAACTGGAATTGCTTTAAAGCGTCCTGTTCTGTCAAAGGGCGATCCGGTGTCGCCCGTAGCTCCGCAGAGTTGGTGGCGCTGTTCAGAGAGCACACTGAACAACGACCTGCCGTTTTGACCATTCCGGACTGGTGGGTATTACCGACCAGCAACGAAGCGGCATCCGAATGGCTGGTCAAAAACCATGTCATGCCTGCCTACTCACACCGCAGGGTTGATCTACGCTATGACCCTCGACAACACCGTATTGTTTTTTTGATCCGTGACCCGGATAACGGCGAGGTGGTGGACGCCGTAGGACGGGCATTGACTAAGGACGTAAAACCGAAATGGTTACGCTATGGCCGTTCCCGCTTGCCGTTCATCTGCCACAAGGACAATTCCCTCGCGGTCATAGTCGAGGACGCAGCGTCTGCGTGTGCGGTATCTGAGGTTGCAACAGGTGTTGGTCTGTTGGGCACGCACGCTACGGACCAAGCTATCGGCGTGTTGCGGCGCTATGAGAGGGTGATCATCGCGCTTGACCCGGATGCGCGAAAACGCGCTATCGAACTTCACAGGCTTGTATCTTGCTATATGCCGACCTATGTGCGATTTATCAGCGATGATCTGAAATACTTCGGCCCGGAACGGATCAGGCAAGAGCTTGGTCTTAACGGGGCCGGAACCGCAACAAGCTAGGGGGATGAGCAATGCCGAAGCTTCGCGCCGCGATCACGATGGATTACGACGCGCGGGACATGATGGAGGCTGCCAATTGGACGCATCAAATCCAGCGTCTTGGGCAGCAACTGCGCCAGGAAGGATGGCCGAACGTCGCGGTGGAGGTGAAGGAGCGGCGCGATAGAGCCACCAAAGGCCAGGGTGGCGGGAGCGCCGCGCCTTCCTTTCGTCGGACTGTTCCGCTCAGCTAAGTCACTTGCTGGCGCGCTAGATAGCACGCGACTTAGGGGCTTGCCAAACCCTTAAGTCCGTGCTATGTTTCTATCATAAC